TTTCAAATCACCGGTTCAATTAATACTAACACTGAATATACCGCCGGTGATGGATTAACTTTAACAGGAACTGAATTTACAAACTCCGCCAAAGATCAAACAGTTGAATTATTAGGAGAAAATATTATAGTCAACGGAACATACCCAAGCTTTCAAATCACCGGTTCAATTAATACTAACACTGAATATACCGCCGGTGATGGATTAACTTTAACAGGAACTGAATTTACAAACTCCGCCAAAGATCAAACAGTTGAATTATTAGGAGAAAATATTACAGTCAACGGAACATACCCAAGCTTTCAAATCACCGGTTCAATTAATACCGATACAACCTATACTGCAAGTAACGGATTAATCTTATCAGGTTCTACCTTCTTAATGAGTGGTACATACAGTGGAAGTTTAAACGTTACTGGGGACATAACAGCATATTCATCCTCAGACAGAAGGTTAAAAGATAACATTACACCTATAAGTAATCCGATAGAAAAAATTATGTCTATAGGAGGGTATGAATATGACTGGAATACAAAATCAAATAAGGAAGGTCATGATATTGGAGTAATAGCTCAAGAAATTGAAAAAATACTTCCCGACATAGTAAAAATAAGAGGAGACGGATATAAAGCAGTTAACTACGAAAGGATAGTAGCTCTGTTAATAGAAGCAGTTAAAGATCAACAAGCACAGATCGACGAACTTAAATCACGTTTTTAAAAGACAAAAGTATGTGGAAATATAACACAATACCGGTTCCAGATATAGAAAATATGCCTGCAGGAACATATGGCTTTATATATGAAGTAAAACATATACCGACAGGTAGGAAGTATATAGGAAAAAAAGTTCTATATTTTGAAAGGAATAAAAGACTTGGAATAAGAGAGCTTGAAAACTTAAAAGCTGAAAGAAAAGCAGCAGGTATAGGAGGTAGAACTCCTGCCAAAAAGAAGGTAGTAACTGAAAGTGATTGGAAAACCTATTACGGCTCTCAAGTAGAAATTAAAGAGTTAGTACGGAAAGGAAAAATAGAAGACTTTCAAAGAAGCATACTACAGTACGTGCCTAATAAGAAACAATTAACGTACTTTGAAACTAAATACCTATTTATAAAAGGAGTACTTGAAGATACTAACGATTACATAAACGATAATATCCTCGGGAAATTCTACAGAAAAGATTTTAAAAATGATTAAACTAACAGAAGTACTTGGCTACCCATCATTAAAGTACCATTTAGATAATGGACTACCATTAAACGAACATGTCTACCGGGGTAACGAAACAGCCTTTGTAAACCTATTTGCTGAAGCAAGAGAATCTCTTAGCAACGAAGAAATAGAGTTAACAGAAGAGGACCAAGATCTGATAGAAACAACAGACATAGGAGAATATGCACAATATAATGGTATGAAAGTTCCATTAGACCTGCCTATGGTATCAAAAAAATATAATCCATTATTTGAAATTGGAGCACTTATTGACTCTATGATTGAAAATGAAGATACAATTGATGAAGCGTCATGTATTGCTGATATGATTGATTTTGACCAGATAAAAGAAATGGTTGAATTAATAGGGGGTCAAATAGATATGGATAAGTTTAGAAAAGCAGTAGACGTAAATAATGAATCTTTTGACTACAGCGGATTTGATATGTTAAAAGCTTCAGTTGGATATATGAACGAGGCAGAATATCAAGGTAAAAAAGTAAAACTTGATAAACCTAAACGTGGAGGTACTAAAAAATACTACGTTTATGTCAAGGATGGGGATAAAGTAATAAAAGTAGCTTTTACCGATGGGGGTATCCCACAAAAGAATAAAGTTAAAGGAGCCATGTCTGCTTATAGAATAAGGCACAAGTGTTCTACAAAGTCGGACAAAACAAAATCAGGCTACTGGACTTGTAATTTAATGAAATATGCTAAATCATTAGGAATATAATATTAAAGGTAGTATGGCAAAAGAAACATCAGCCGGGAGAGCAAAAACAAAAAGCAAAATAAGCCGACCAGGAGTTCATTCAAAAAGTAAAACATCAAAGTTAAAAAGTTCAAAAAACTATCAAAAACTATATAAAGGGCAGGGGTAATGAAACTAACGGATATAATATTACAAGAAAGTAAAATTGCAGTAGCAATTAATAGCGCTATTGATAAAATAGATCCAAATCTAGGATATAAAGATTTTGCACAAGGAGTAGCAGAAGTAGTAAGAAATGAATACGGCTCCCACCTTGTTGGGCTCTTTATGGAAGAACTTCATAAACACTTAGGTTTAGATGAAATAGCAGAAGAAAACAGTAGCCCTAAAATAAATATAACCTCAGTAGAGCAAACCGGTAAACTATACAGTATATCTATCGACGGTGTAAAACAAAGAGAGGAAGACGAAGTTAAGGCTATTGAAATGATAAAGAGTATAACAGGAATAGTACTTTCCCATGGAAGTAGATTTGATGAAAATGAAGTGATATCTGCTTTGAGAAATGCAGGTTATGATGCTGAACATTCTGAAATAGACGTATCATAAAAACATGAAATTATCCTCTATTATACTTGAAATTATAGAACCTACACCAGAATACACCAGACTTGTAGATAAAATAAAATCAGACGGAGGTAAATTCTTAGGTTCAGGAGACTACGGCTCAGCATATCAAGTTAACAATGTGGTTGTTAAAGTAACTACTGATGAGGTTGAAATAGAACACGCAGAACTTCTAAAAGGAATACCAACTAGAAACTTTGCTTTTATTCACGATGTAGAAGTAATGAACCCAAAATTAGGTATTATAACAATGGAGCTTTTACAGGTATTCAATGGAGATATACCTCATGATTTTGAAGAAGCAGTTAAACAAGAAGCACAGGAAAACAATATAGACCCAGAAGAATTGGACTTCGGTAAGGGGAATGTAATGATAGACCTAAAAACAAGGCAACTTAAAATGATTGACGTATAAAGTTGCTAAATCGAATTAAAGTCCGTATATTATAGTATTATAGTTACGGATATTTTTATGGATTATGCTTTCCTATTAGGATCGGTTGAAAACTTACTTGGCAAAAGCCATAAAAGAGCAAGAGAGAACTATGCCTTTCATTGCCCTTTCTGTAATCACCGCAAACCTAAGCTTGAGATTAATATGCACACCAACGAAGAGGGTAAAAACTATTGGGAATGTTGGGTATGCCAATCTCGAGGTACAACTATTCGATCACTATTAAAACAGTTAAAAACACCTAGAGACCAAGCAGCCGATATACTAAAGTATTTGCCAAAAGGAACCTATGTTGAGTATAAAGGATTAGAAGCAGTAACATTACCTGAAGAGTTTCAACCACTATATGGAGCCTCTACAACATCAGTCATAGCAAATAAAGTAAGAAAGTATCTATATGAACGAGGACTTACCGACAATGATTTTATTAAATATGATATTGGATACTGTACAGATGGGGACTTTGGAGGAAGAATTATTATTCCAAGTTATTCTACATCCGGTCAACTCAATTACTATGTTGGAAGAAGTCATGATGGCAATTACTTTAAGTATAAAAACCCAGAAGCTTCCAAAGACATAATATTTTTTGAAAACCTAATTAATTGGACTCAGCCTATTATACTATGTGAAGGAGCTTTTGATGCTATAGCAATTCGTAGAAATGCAATTCCAATACTTGGAAAAGCAATATCAGAAGCCCTTTATAAAAAAATTATATCTAGTCCATTAGAGGACGTATATATAGCATTAGATTTAGATGCAAAAATAACTGCTTTAAAAATAGCAGAACAATTATTAAACCAAGGTAAAAGAATATTTATAATAAACCTTCAATCTAAAGACCCATCTGAAATGGGCTTTGAAGCTTTTACTAAATTAGTACAAATAGCAGAAGAATTAGATTTTTCAAGTTTAATACTGCATAAATTAGACCTATGATTGAAAAAGGAACAAATTTTAATAAAGAAAGTACAAAACCGGGATTAGATTGGAACAAAAAACTTAAACAGGTTAACTTTCTAGATAGAAGAGTTTACCAGAGAGACGAAGATGTATTTTACCCATCAGTAACAACCATACTTCAATACATGCCAAAGAATAGGTTTTTTGAAAGCTGGTTAAAAGATGTAGGGCACAACTCCGATATTATAATGAGGAAAGCTGGTAGAGAAGGTACACAGGTACACGAAGCAGCTGAAGCATTATTAAAAGGAGAAGAATTAAATTGGATAGATGATTTTGGAAATGCAAAATACTCTCAACTTGTTTGGCAAATGATTATGAGATTTCATGAGTTTTGGACTACACATAAACCTGAATTAATTTCAACTGAAGAATTTGTTTGGTCAGATGAACACAAATATGCAGGTACAGCAGATTTAGTTGTAAAAATGGATGGAGAAATATGGTTACTAGATATTAAAACATCTAACCATTTACATAAAACTTATGACCTACAGTTAGCTGCATACGCTAAAGCTATAGAAGAAAAAACAGGATTAAAGATACAAAGAACTGGGATCTTATGGTTGAAGGCTTTAACTAGAGGAGAATCTAAAAAGAAAGATACATACCAAGGTAAGGGTTGGCAAATTAAAGTTGTAGATGAAATTGATAAAAATCATGAGTTATTTATGTTAATCTACAAGCTCTTTTTACTAGATAACCCTGATGTTAAGCCTGCATATAAGTCATTTCCCACCGCACTTAAGCTTGAGTAAGTAAACGTATATAGAAACTATTTATTAGAATAGTGTAGTTTATTTGAATTAAATTTACTATATTTAGAAACTAATAAAGATATTGGAATATGGGAGGTAATGTATTTAATGCTACAGATAAGATAAAAAGAGAGGACATAGAACCTACATTAGGTAAATTCTATCAGCAGTTAGGTACTATCTTCCCTAAAGCATCTAAATACTTTAAAGACATTAAACCCCTAGGTTCAGTTGGAAAAAAAGAATACTCCGGGGATATAGACTTAGCAATGGGAGAAAGATCTCTAATACAAGTAGAAGATTGGGATTTAGATAGATCTAAAATTGTTGAACTATATAGGAAACATAAACAAAGAGCTAGATCTTCAACAAACAGGCAGTTAATTAAAAGAGCGGTACTGGATACTATTGCGGATAAGATAGAAGAATCTAACACCGACATAGGAGTTGATAAGAAAAGCTCAGCAACAGGTACTCTATTTTTTGTATTCCCCCAATATAATCCCCAAGGTAAACAAGCTAATATAGGGGTACAAATTGACATTAACTTCGGTAATCTCGATTGGTTATCCTTTGCTTACTACTCCGCTAACTACTCAGGAAATGTTAAAGGACTACATAGAACACAACTAATGCTTGCTTTATTTTCAAATTTAGGATATACATTTTCCCATAACTACGGAGTTAAGGATAAAGAAACTCAAAAAATAGTAGCAAAGTCACCTTCTAAAGCAATAGACTTATTAACCAAATCTTATAATATAAAATTTACTTCGGAAATATTAGAAGATTATTTTAAATTAATAGAGTTTATGAGAAATAACTTTAAAGAAGATGTGTTAAATAGTATTTTAGATCGATTTATTAAGATTCTAGACTCTACTAGAGCTGATATACCTGAAGATTTACAACCTTACTGGATTGATAATCAGGAAAGATTAGGACTGAAAGGAAAATTTCTACCAGATGATTCAAAATTAACAATGTATAAAGTATAATAATATGTCAGGAGTAGCAGGAGGAAATAGAATTGAAAAAGCAGATGTACAAAAGACATTTCAGAAATATATAAAAGAAGTTCTAAAAAAAGTACCTGGTTTTAAGAAAGCGGATCTTTCCGGCAGTGTTAAAGTAGGGTCTAAATCTGATTATGGGGATTTAGATTTAATAACCCTATTTGAAGGGGAAGATAAAAAAGAAGTTAAACAAAGAATTATAAGTGTAATTAATTCTCTTCCTAGCACTATTATTATTCCATTTAAAAGTGAAAAATACTTGGGAAGAAAGTATTATAATTCTGGAGAAATTATTTCGGTACTGTACCCGATAGAGGGTAAAGAAAACCAGTACATACAGGTAGATAATATAATATCCCTTACCGATGAAGAACATAAATTTAAAGGTGGGTTCTTAGATATACCTGCTGAAAAGCAAGGATTAATTTTAGGGTTGACTAAAGTGGTTCTACTTGAAGAAAATCCTCAAGATGTATTCAAGAGAATGGGAATTAAAAACATACCTACCTTAGAAGAAAACGAAGAATTTGAATTTAACTTAAGTTCAAATAAATTAACACTACGAAAAGTCAAACTAGAAGGGTTTAAAGAAGTATCTAGAGAGGAAATTTGGACTTCAACTAATTGGAATAGTATAAAAGATTTACTATCCAACTATAATATAGAAGGTTCATTTGAAGAGTTATTAGTAGACGTTGTTCATAAATTAAAAAATCCTAGATCAAAAAATAGGGTAAAAGGTATTTTTAAAAGTATGATATCAGTTAAATCAGGAGAAGTGAATACCCCGAAAGGTGATAATAAAGAAAAAGCACTTAGCAAAGTAGATAGTTTACTTGAACAGGAAAATAAAAATAAAACAGTAGCCCTGTATGGAGGAGGATTTAAACCTCCTCATTTAGCACATTTTAATAATGCTAAAATACTTGCAGGAAAAGCTGATAAACTAGTAATTTTTATTGGTAAAAAAGTAAGGGAAGGGTTAGAAATAACCCCTGACCAGTCCTTACAAATTTGGAAAGTATATTCAAAGTATATACCTACAGATATAGAATTAAAAATTAGCCCTATCTCACCAGTAACGGATATATACAAGTACGTAGAATATAATGAGAACACAGTAGGTAAGATTATTACAGGGGCACTTCCTGACGAAATGAGTAAATTTACAGGTTTCTTAAAACAACCTGAAAGACACCCAAATCTAGAGATACTCACCCTACCTGAAGTTAAAGACGAAGATAATAAATTCTCTGCTACTACAATTAGGCACTCAGAAACATACTTAAAAAGCGGTAATTGGATACCTAAAGAGATATCTAAGAGCGATAGAGAGAAGATATTAAATATACTAGCCCCTACGTTAATGGAAATAGCCCTTACCAATACACTTGAAGATTTATTTTCATCTAAAGAAAAAATTAAAGAAGGCTCCTCAGGAACACCCATCGCTCCTAAATCCATAATTAGATCAGATGATAGGGCTAAATTACTGAGAACCTTTAATCAATTGAGAAACGTACTTGGGGATCAATTTTATAATATAGAGTTTCAACAAGATAGAATTCAAATTACTTTAAAAGGGGAAGGAGAAAGAAAAGGATTTGACTATACACCTTATATGTCTTCTATTTTAGAGTATATGATAGATCAAAAAATGAAAATTATGCCTCTTCCGGAGATTAAAATTAGAAAAGACCTAACCGAATCAGAAAATTTCTTTGGAAAGACAGCATATTATGACCCATCTTTAAAAGAAGTAGTTTTATATGTAGAGGGAAGGCACCCTAAAGATATTATGAGATCATTTGTACACGAAATGATACATCATATACAGAACCTAGAAGGACGTTTAGGTCTAATAGGTACTAGTGATACAAATGAAGATAATAATCTATTAGAGATAGAGAAAGAAGCGTATTTACAGGGTAATATAACCTTCCGCAACTGGGAAGACGGTCAGAAAAAAAAAACAGTAATGAGTGAAGGAAAGTATGATAAGATATCTAATGATATCTCTAGCGCGGTATTTAAAGTATTTAAAACTGCACACCTAAAAGGTGAGGATGTAGAGGATACATTTAGAGTAGGTCCTGAGGAAGATGCTGATTATAACCATCCTTTAGAGTTTGACTTAAACATCCACATGAGAAACACAGAAGATAACTATTCAGTAGATGGAGGAGCAAACCCCGGTATTGATGATGATGGAGATGAAATACAACCCCTAATAAATATAGTATTTGAAGTTCCTAAAAAAATAGATTATCAGGAATTATCAATGGATATTAAAGATGTGATACGTCATGAAATAGAGCATCTCACACAGGATGGCACTAATTTAAAACAGGGAAAGTACCTTGGAAACGATCAAACTTTAAGAGACCTTATTAATGCAGGTTTGTTAGATAAAAATAAATACTATACTCTTCCAAAAGAAATAGATGCAATGATACAGGGGATGTACTTTAAGGCTAAGAAGAGTAAGACTCCATTTAAAGACGTCGTGGATGATTATCTAAATAAAGTAGAAGTTACACCGGAAGAAGGATTGAAGATTAAAAGACTATGGAGTAGCCGTATAAAAGCATTAGGGCTAAAAGTTAATTTATAAAATAAAGGTTATATGAAAAAAATATCAGAACTACTAGCAGAAGGGTACACATTACCGGAACAAAAAGAAAAACCACCTTACAAGATTTATTGTGATATGGACGGAGTATTAACAGATTTTGAAGAGAGATTTGAACATTTCTCCGGTATGAAACCAAAAGAATACGAGAGTAAAAATAATACAACCGCTTTTTGGGAGTTAATAGATGTAAAAGTGGGACTTAAGTTTTGGTCAGATATGAAATTTATGCCTAACGGTCAACAACTTTGGGACTTTATCAAACCTTATCAACCAGACCTTCTTACATCCCCTTCAAGAGATAATAACTCAAGATTGGGTAAAAATATGTGGGTTAGAAATCATTTAACCCCACACCCAAAAGTAATATTTTCATACTCTGCTGATAAACAAAGATACGCAAAAAGTAATACTATCCTAATAGATGATAAGAAATCTAATATAGAAGAATGGACTGCCAGCGGCGGGATAGCTATTAGATGTGTGCAGGGAAATGTAGAACAAGTAATAGGTCAATTAAAAGAACTCGGATATGAGTAAGGAATCGTTATTAAAAAAAGACTTTAAACAATCAGATGTTCAACGAGTTAGGAATATAGTAAATAAGGACTATACAGCTAACACTAAAACCCAAGTTGGATATCAAAAAGTTCTGAAGAGGTATAAAGAAGGTGAAATATGGGAAGAAGGAGGTAAGAACTGGACGGTTAAAAATGGAATTAAACAGAACATTACCAAATTAGACGCTGCAAAAAAGGCAGTTCATATACCATTAATATGTCCAAAGTGTAAGGGCACAATGAAACACCACTTAGCTAAAAAAATGTATAAACTACATGGTTTTTGTTTTGATCCATGTACAGTCAACTTTGAAGCAGATTTACAAAAAGCAGGTTTATATCAAGCTTATGAACAGAAAATGATGTCCGGTAATATTCAAGCATTTGCAAAAGATGTTGAACATTGGGTGTTAGATTTAGTATCTAATACAAACGAATCCTTTGTTACAGAAGATGGAGTAATAGAAGACTGGAACTCAAATACAAATAAAAGCAAGCAGTTATTAGAAGACCTCAAGACGTACTTAGGTCACTTACGGGAACATTTTTAAGTAACTATTTATTACTAAAACCGCCTACTAATGACTCAAAAAGAAGTACTAGATGCCCTTTTAACTGAAATTAAACATATCAAAACCCATATGCCTAACGGAGAGTTAAAGCAGATGCAAAAAGATATGGAAGAACTTAAAGAGGATATGTCCGAAATAAAGCACACTATGCTTAACCCGGAAACCGGAGTAGTAGTAAACACTAATAAAAACACAGATTTCCGAAATAAAATGGAACTGGGGGATAAGGAATTTCGCTCACAGATGATGGAGCTAGAGGACGTAAAAAGGTGGAGAAACGGTGTTAATAAGGCACTTTGGATTATATTTGGCTCAATTGTAGCAATTGTAATTCGTATAATAATAATCTCATCAGAATCAGGTAAATTATAATATGAAAAAATCACACCTTATAGAAATTATCAAAGATGCTTTATTAGCAGAAAAGAATACACCGGGCTTATGGGCTAATATTAATGCTAAACGTAAAAAAGGTAAAAAACCATCTCACGGTAATTCTAATGCACACAAAGATGCAGTGGCAGCAGGTAATGCTATGAAGAATGAAGCAGCATATGATAATGCCACTAGAAATGAACTAGCTCAGTACATAATAAACCTAAACAACGAGCTAGCAATAGCTAAATCTAGAGGTACGGATAAAGAAGTTATGGACCTAGAAAAAGATATAGCTCAAGTTAAAGCAGCTTTAGCAGCTAAAAAAGCTATAGCTGAAAATAGACTAATAGAAAAACAATCACAACCCGATGATGATTTAGAAGATCGTATGGATGCCGGGGATTTTGGGACAAATGTTCTATATAAAAAAAACAATGAAATTACACCTATTAATATTAAAAAATCAGAATTAGGTAAATATAATGGTACTTTAGATCTTCTTAATAGAGCATGGCATGAATTTGTAATACGGTATGCTAAAGATAATAATATAAAGTGGGATAAATGGAGTGATGCTGAGTATAAAGTAAGGAATTCTATGAAAATACCTAAATCAAGCGATAAAAGTTATGAAGATAGAGCACGGTATAGTATGGATAATGAATTTTTAAATCTAAAAGAAAATAAAATGGAAAATTTCGATTTAAAAAAATATTTAGCAGAAGGTAGCTTAACAAAAGAATGGCCAAACCAAATTTCTTCTAAGTATAATGATCAGTATATTTTTAAATTAGTAAAAGTGGAACCTACATATAAAGACAAATCCGGTAGAGCATTATATAGAGTAGTAGATGTAGCTACAGGAGAAACTAAAGGAACCCCAGCATTTACTTCAATAGAAAAATTAACTGCTTTTGCCCAAGATTTAATTAAACCTCAAGGTGGTACACAGTCTACTAATTTAGGATAAAGGTGAAATTAACTGATATCATATTCGAAAAACTAAACGAGATAGGAGATTTATCTCAAAAACCCTACGATTGGAAAGCTGAATTTGATAAAAGCGATGAAGAAAATGACGTATATTCTTTTATCACAGACAGTGGTACTAAATATGAGGTTAATCTCTACAATTACGTAGGAACTCGTTCTGTTTGGGAACTTGAATTTTTAGCCCAACATGGTATTAGGGGTATGTCTTCAAAACAATTAACGGGGGGAAACGAACCACTTAAAATAATGTCTACTATAGTTGACATAGTAAAATCTTTTATAGAATATAAGGGTGATGTTGATAGTATACTATATTCTCCTACCAAAGGAAAAACAGGGGAAGAAGATGCTAAAGATAATACTAGAGCAAAATTATACAAAATAATTATACAGAAAAATTTTCCAAAAGCTAAAATAAGTGGAATAGATGATATTAAAGTAGACGTATCAGCTTATAAAGCCGAAGATATGTTCGAAACCATAGTTGGAGATGAAATACACTGCGACAATTGCGATTGGCATTGGAAAATAAAAGAGGGTGGAGACGATTTATATACTTGCCATAAATGTTGGCACGACAATACACCTAAATTAAAAGAAAATAAATACTTACAAAAAGCACGATACAAAAAATACCTAAATGAAAGTGGGGCCGATACTACGTGGATTGATTTTGAAGGTAGTACTTTAACTTTACAAAATATATTAGACTTAACTAAAGACATTCCTGTAAAAGAGTACCCTACAGAAAAGTTAGCTAAAGTAGTTTTAAAATGGGATAACAACCCTCAAGAAATAGAAAGAATAGAACAAGTTGAAGTTTCTAAAGAGTATCCTATCTTAATTATGGTTAATGAAGAAGGAAATATTTTGTGGATTTTAGACGGTAACCATAGGGCACAAAAAGCACTAAACTCAAAATCTAAAACAATCCCCGCTAAACTTATTAAACCTTCTAACTTAGATGATAATGCCAGAAAAGTATTAACGGTAGTTGGTAGAGGTAAAGGAAAATCATTAGGAGAGAATTACGCCGACAGTAAAGTAACAGGTAAATCAAAACCGGGTAGAGTTAATAAATAAAAAAGACCAAGAGATATATTAATATACCCTTAATAAAGAAGAATAGAAGATATTTATTAAATATACCGTACAATAAGAAAAAGTATTATGACATATCAAGAACTAAACGACAGGTTAACAAACGTTCAGTCCGCACTAACCTCACTACAGAGCGGAACATATCAAAATGTACCTGGAATAAATGTACAAGAAACCATATCCCAGCTACAGTCTATTAAGGAAGCATTAGATAGTGAATTAAAAATTTTAGCTGAACAAGAAGCTGGTACAGTATCTACTGATAGCGAAATAGAAGCAGAAAAACTAGCCAAAAAAGGGATCAACGTTAAGTTAACTAAAGAAGCAAAAGGAGAAGCTAGATTTTCGGTAGAAGAAACTAAACAAATTGCAAGAGGGGTAGGTAAATCTTTAGCCAAAGCCCTTATAGCAGCCGGAGATGAATTATCTCATATGAAAGCTATAAACATAGAAGAGGGTAGTTTTAATCTACACGTAGAATATAAAGATAATCGGACAGATAACTTTTCTTTTTATGTAGAGGGAGAAGAATTACACTTAGTAGATTTTTCATATAATAAAGCAGTTGGTGAAATAGGTATTAAACCATCAGGAGAACCGGTAATACATGTTGATGTAATAGCCAATGAGCTTACCAAACATTTTTCTTCCAAAATGCAAGAAGGAGAGGGCAACATGTTAAACAGGGCAGTATCAGCCGCCAATAAATTAAGCCGTAGAGCAGCCTTTTTAAAAGGAGGTACTAAACACGGTATAGAGGTAAAGCCAAACCTAAGACAATATCACCCTACACCAACAAGTGAAATGACAGATAATGAATTTTCTGATGCACAACAAGCTGATAGACTAAAAAACCATCCTGAAAAAACCACCATAGAGAAAATACAAGCTTTAATAGCAACCGAAAAGAATAAAAATAAAAATACTAATAAAGATAGTAATACCATTACGTTCACATTAGACGATGGAGATTTAGATGATAAATTCTTATCTGATGAAAGTCTTTCTAGAAACTTAGGTTATAAAAAAGACGGTAGGGATACTTATTATGTTTTACCAAAAAGAGACTTCGATAGGTTCCAAGATTGGGCAGATTCAAGTGGGTATGATACAGATGAAGTTATTGATGTTATTGATGAAATAGTAAAAGAAAATGTAAACCCCGAATTAGATAGACTAGTAAATGGATTTATAAGAAAATTAGCAGATAGATACGATTATTCATTACAGGATGCTGTCTACGCTGTTACGCAAGTATTAAGAAAACAAAACTATGATGGTGTAAATGAAATAACACCAGCACAACAAAAGTATGCTGACAAAGCAGCCAGTCGCCCATCCAAACCTAAAAAAACACAATTTAGAAAAGATATTGAGGGAGCAAAGCGAATGATCGATTCTGGGAAATCTCAACAAGAAGTAATAAAAAGATTTGGTATAGAAGCATATAATGCTGTTGGTGCCGAAAATGAATATCTTGAGGAACGTAAAATAGAAGTAAACGAACCCTCTCAACTTAAAGACCTCAAAAATCAAATAGAAAAATACTATAGTAGAAAATTAGAACCTAGTCAAATTAATACAATGGTTGGGAAAGATGACAAAATAGCTAATTTACTATCTAAGTATAAAAAACTATCTAAAGAGGTATCTGAAACTACCAAAGGTAATATAGTAAGCGAAGACCTAGAAGAAGCTTCAGGGTTAGAGTTTAAAGTAGGAGACAAAGTAAAATACTTAGGCCACCCAGGTGTTATCACAAAAGCCGGAACAGACATAATGGATAGACCTCATTATAGTGTATCCTACAATAAAGGAACAGGCGATACTAAAGCTACAAACATATATAATAAAGGTGGTGTAATTAAAAAATCAATAGAAGAGGGAAAACACAGAGTAAAGTTTTCGAAATCTAATAATACATACCAAGTATGGAAAGGAGATAAAATTATAACAGATTTTGCAACTAAGAAAAGAGCAGAAGACGAAACTAAAAAGCTTAACCTTTTATCCATTACGGAAGATGAGGATGTCAACGATGATATGGATGATTGGGCAACAGATAAGGATCACCATATTAACGAAAAAAAAGGAACCTGCTGTGGAAAATGTGGCCGGGTACACGTTAAGGGGTCTAAATGTAAAACTCCATTTTTAAAAGGTAAAGATCATTGTAGAACTAAGTAATATGAAAAAAAGCGATTTAAAGAATATTATACTAGAAGCATACCAAGAAGTTTTATTAGAAGGTTTATTAGATGAGCTAGAGGAAGCTGAAGAAGAAACTGAAGAAAAGCCAACACCTGAAGAAGAACCTGATATGGATGCACCAAAAGAGACTGTACTTGAAGATGCAACAGATACTATTTTAGCTAAGTTTCCAACCTTGAAACAGGCTATTGTAAAATTACAAACAGAAGACTTTTTAGAATTTGTAGATACAATAGATTGGATCTCTCCAAGACCGACCGCTTTTAGAATTAACCTCAAGAACGGTCAAGACTACGAGTTAAAATGGATGGGTAAAACCTTTGTTGCTAAAATTCTAGGTAAACGATACACCCTTTCCAATATTTCAGACTACCAACAAGCTCTAGACAAACTTGCAATACTCTACTCAGAATCACCAATGAAAGGCGCAGGGGAAGACTCAGTATCAGGATCAGATGTAGCAGACGCATCTGGGGGCGGTGGGGAATTTCCTGGAGGAGAAGGAGGAGCAACAGGAGGAGAAGATGACTTTGCAGCAGATGATACCGGAGGAGCAGAAGGTGGTGATGAAGGAGGAGGAGAGGATTTATCCGATGAGCCTATTGATTTTGAAGACGGAGAAGAACCAGAAGCATAATAACAATAAATGAATCTTATAGATAAAATTATACAAGAATGGTCTTATAGAACTAATAAAGGATATCCTGATATTAATAATCAAGAGGATATAATTTTATTTGAAGATATGTTTGGAGTTAAACTTACAGATACAGTAAAACAAGAAACTCAACAAACCAACCAATCAGTCCAGGATATAATTAAACTTTTAAATTCGAAAGAACAAGAGTTTTCCCCAGAACAGATTGCTAAGCTTTATTCAGTTATTAAGAAAACCGGGAAAGGGTATACTACTTCTCTAATTAATGCATTAACTAAAAAAGGGTTAGGGGAAGAACAAACTCTTTTAATTGTTGGGTATGCAGATAAAAATAACATAGAAAACAATATAATTTCCTCGCTTAATAATAGTAATAATACATTCGATAAACTGTCTAAATCAGGAAACCTCTCAAGCGAGTTAGCAAATATAACCGGTATAGATTCAAAACATATTAATAAATTAATTAGCTTCTCCCCGGGTTCAAATCAAAAAGGAGTTGGAAGAGGAGAGATAGCCTTAGTTTGCCTTCTTAGTGATACTAAAAGTGCACCAAAGGGGGACGTATTAACAGCTAGTGGTACATTAGAATTAAAAGCTTCTTCTTTAAATAAGAAAGGAACATTAACAGGTGCAATACTAGCTCCAAAAAAGATTTCAGGAAGAGGAGATAGTATAGGTGAAATAGTTTCAAACATATTAAAATTCTTCCCGGAAGAAGATGCTAAGGTATTAATACCGCTTAAAAATGCAGGATGGACGGGAAGGTTATTCCACTATTTAAACGTTCTTAAACAAACATCTGATAAAAATAAGGAAAACCAATTTTACATAAACCTTAAGAAACTTTTAGATGATATATACGGCCCAGGGGTAGTAAAGGTAGAAACTGCGGACCTAAATTCCTTATCGCAATTTAATTTAAGAATAGCAAAAGATCTTGCCAAAGCATACATAGAAGAAATAGCACATCCTATAATGTTTATTAGTAGTGACCTAGACTATAAAATAATAAGTAATAGTCAAGACCTTGAGCAGGAGATTGGTAACTCTATAAAGATAGTAACAACAGTTTCTGATTATACTCCTAGACTTGCATTAATAAAGTAGAATAAAATAATGAGTTATGAGTCAAGACATAAAAAAAATAATTGCACAGGAGTACATCAAGTGTGCAAAGGATCCGGCGTACTTTATGAAAAAGTACTGCCATATACAACACCCACAGAGAGGTAGGATACTCTTTAATCTATACCCATTTCAAGAGAAAGTTTTACATTTATTTAGAGATGAGCAGTTTATTATAACACTTAAATCTAGACAATTAGGCATATCCACACTAGCATCAGCATACAGCCTCTGGTTAATGTTGTTTCATAGGGATAAAAACATACTCGCACTAGCAACCACACAGGCCACAGCTAGAAACCTTGTAACAAAGGTTATCTTTATGTATGACGAACTACCAAGGTGGCTAAAGCTACCATCTGTTGAAAAGAACAAACTATCACTAAGACTAAAAAACGGCTCTAAGATACAAGCTAAATCATCGAATGCTGATGCAGCTAGATCAGAAGCGGTATCTCTACTATTAATAGATGAAGCCGCTTTTATAGACAATATTGATGAAACCTTTGCAGCAGCACAACAAACACTAGCAACAGGTGGACAATGTATGGCTCTATCAACACCTAACGGTATTGGGAATTGGTTCCACCAGACATGGGAAAAAGCAGAAACAGGAGAAAATTCCTTTATGCCTGTGAGACTGCCATGGAGTGTGCACCCTGAAAGAACTCAAGATTGGAGAGATATGCAGGACCGTGATTTAGGACCACGCATGGCAGGGCAGGAGTGTGACTGTCTATGGGGGGAGAGTAGAGTACAGGTACTTGACAAGCATACTAATATAGAACAGAATGTAACATTAGAAGAACTTTATTCACTTATATCGCAAGAAGGCGACTATTTATAATAAAGAAAGGCATTCTTGTGATAAATCATACTAAGGTGTATTGGGATAAACTAAAAGAAGAGTTAGAAGCTATTGAGCTCTATTCATATATAGAGACAAGAGATCTACTACTTGAAGGAGAGCTATATAAGAGGTACATAGGTAAAGCTAAAAATAGAACTTTCATTAAAGAACACCCTAAACTATATAAATCAGTACTTGAACATACTACTGAATTAGAGGAGTTATTTACAAACCAGAAGACATACAAAACAGCTTACAACCTAACACATAGACTTAAGTTTATCACAGAGCTAGATAGAGATATTAGTAAATTAAAATGTGAGTGTGGTAGAAAGTATAATTGGTCGCAGTACTGTAGAAAATGCCCAGACCCTAAGAGAAATCAATTAGGTAAACCACATACTGAAGAAACTAAACGGAAGATGAGAGTATCTACTTTAGCGTACTTAACAAAATGTAAAGGTCAATTAGCTCCTAGGTATAATATAGACTCTATTAAGGTAATAGAGGAGTACGGAAGAAAGAACGGGTATAAGTTTATGCATGCTGAAAATGGAGGAGAATTCTTTGTAGAGCACCTTGGATACTTTTTAGACGGATACGACCCTATAAGTAATGTAGCTTTAGAAGTAGATGAAAAACACCACTTTGATAAGACCGGTGAATTATGTAGTAAAGATACTACTAGACAGAAGCAAATAGAAAAGAAATTAGGATGTACATTTATAAGGGTGAAGTATGATAGAAATTAGAAAGAACACAAGGTACGAGCTAATGACCCCAGACGGCTATAAACCTTTCTCTGCTATTAGGAAAACATCTAAATCAGAAGTTATACATTTTATACTTTCCAACAGTGTAGAGATACAGTCTTCTTTAGAACATAGGTTTATAGTTGACGGACTAGAAGTTCTTGCTAAAGACATAAAACCGGGGGATATTCTACAGAAAGATGTAACAGTAGTATCCATTGAAAAGATAGAAGGAGACTTCATATTATACGACCCAGTAGACGTAGGCACTAAGCATCTATTCATTGCTGACAAACTCGTATCCCATAACTGTGATTTCTTAGCTTCTGGAGATACAGTATTTGAACCAGATGATCTTTTATTTTACGAACAGACCTATCAAAGAGACCCTGTCGAAAAAAGAGGGGTAGATAGTAATTTATGGATTTGGGAATCACCAGACTACACTAAAGACTATATAGTTGTAGCGGATGTCTCTAGAGGAGACTCTGCCGATTATTCTGCATTTCACATATTTGATGTAGAAACTTGTACCCAAGTAGGGGAATACAAGGGCAAAGTATCACCCAAAGATTTTGGTAATGTTCTTGTAGGTATAGCAACAGAATATAATGAAGCACTTCTTGTAATAGAGAATGCCAATATTGGGTGGGCTACTATAGAACAGGTAATGGAACGTGAATATAGAAACTTATATTACAGTTCAACAGGTAATATGGAGACAGTAGAATCGTATATGTCTAAATATGAAAGAGATAAATTAGTACCAGGCTTTACAATGTCTATGAAAACACGACCTTTAGTGATCGCCAAGATGACTGAGTATATTAGGGAGAGATCTGTAATAATACAATCTAAACGTACAATGGGGGAGATGAGAGTATTTGTTTGGAAAAACGGAAAGCCCCAAGCACAAACAAATTACAATGACGATTTAATTATATCATGTGCTACTGCATTGTATGTACGAGATACTGCATTAAGACTAAGACAACAGGGAATGGACCTAACCAGAGCACAAATGTCCTCTTTTAGTAATCTAAACACTCAGAATAGAGTAGTTATGTCTTCAGTTGGAAATCAGAGAGAAAATCCATATATTATAAAGACAGCCTACGGGGATGAGGATATCACCTGGCTTCTATAAACCAACTATTTATATATAAATATTATTTCAATGGCGGATACTTCACTATTTGGCAGACTTAAAACACTCTTTGCTTCTGATATTGTAATCAGAAATGTAGGAGGTAATGAGTTAAAGATTGCCGATGTTAATCAAATACAGCAGACTGGTAAATACCAGACAAACTCACTTATAGACAGGTTTAGCCGTCTATATATTTACAACAATAAAAATATATTTAATCCTAACTTGAATTATCAAACATTAAGGATTCAATTATATTCTGATTATGAAGCGATGGACACCGATCCTATTATAGCTTCAGCATTAGATATTATTGCCGATGAAGCATGCACTAAGAACGATCAAAACGAAATCTTAGCGATTAAATCATCAGACGAAAACATTCAAAAAGTTCTTTATAATTTATTTTACGATGTATTAAACATCGAGTTTAACTTATGGTCATGGACTCGTAATATGTGTAAATACGGTGATTTCTTTTTAAAATTAGAGATAGCTGAGAAGTTTGGAGTTTACAATGTACTTCCATATACAGTTTACCATATGGTGAGAAGAGAGGGTATAGACCCAGAAAACCCTTCCAAAGTTTCATTCCAACTAGACCCAGACGGATTAGCATCTTCACAGAATCCAAACTACTTACCCAAGAGAAAATCAGACCAAAGAGTAGTAGAGTTTGACAATTACGAAATTGCTCACTTTAGACTAATCTCAGATACAAATTACCTACCTTACGGCCGTTCTTATTTAGAGCCAGCCAGAAAAATCTTTAAACAGGTAACTTTAATGGAGGATGCAATGTTGATTCATAGAATCATGAGAGCTCCAGAAAAGAGAATGTTCTATATAAATGTAGGAAACGTACCACCTACAGAGGTAGAACAGTTCATGCAAAAGACTATCAATGGAATGAAAAAAACTCCTTATATTGGAGATGATGGACAATATAACTTAAAGTTTAATATGCAGAACATGATGGAAGATTTCTACATGCCTGTAAGAGGAGGTGATACTTCTACTAGAATTGAAACTACTAAAGGATTAGAGTATGACGGTGTAACAGACGTTATATACCTACAAGCTAAGATGTTTGCAGCATTAAAGATACCAAAAGCTTACTTCGGGTACGAAGGAGATTTATCAGGTAAAGCAACATTAGCAGCAGAAGACATTAGATTTGCTAGAACTGTAGAGAGAATTCAAAAGATACTGGAATCTGAATTAACTAAGATTGCACTAGTACATCTATACACACAAGGATTTACCGGAGAGAGTTTAACCAATTTTGAAATTAAACTTACTACCCCTTCTATTATATTTGAACAAGAAAAAGTCGCTCTTATGAAAGAGAAAATTGATCTTGCAAATCAAATGAAAGACTCTAAATTATTCTCATCAGATTACATATATGAAAACCTATTTAACTTATCAGAAGATGAGTATATGGAAATGAGAGATTTAGTTAGGGAAGATTCCAAACGCCTATTTAGAATAGCACAAATTGAGAATGAAGGTAATGATCCTGCTAAATCAGGAACAACTTACGGAACCCCTCATGACTTAGCTTCAATGTACGGTAGAAGATCTACTTCAACACCAAAAGGTGGAGGCCCGGGAGAAGTACCAGCAGGATATGAAGAAGAAACCCCGGATTGGGGAGAACCAGGCCCAGAAGGAGGAAGACCAACTGAAAAAGCCTCAGTATACGGAACAACAGCCGGTTTAGGAGGAAGAGACCCTTTAGGCACCCACGGGATGCACGGCGGATACCCATCAGACAACGAGAATGTAATGGAGAACATGGTCACTAAAGGAGTTTACCATAAAAATAAAGCAGCACTAAAAAATATAGTGTTTTCTAAAGAAACTATATCTGAACCAGATATGATGAATGAAGATAACATTAAAGATTTAGGTAATTAGTCCATATTTATTATAGTAAACGTATACAATGAAAGTAAAACACTCGAAATTTAGAAATACAGGTCTTATTTTTGAGCTACTAGTAAAACAAATAGCTTCGGACACTCTAAATAATAAAGATTCCGCTGCTGTTAATATTGTAAAAAAATATTTTACCGGTAGAACAGCCCTGGCAAGGGAATTCAAATTATATGAATTCATTGTTAAAAATAAGAATGTATCCCAGTCTAAAGCAGAAGCCATTGTTTCTACTATTACGGAAGTATCTCGTAAGCTAGATCAAAAAGCTTTAAAAGAGCAAAAATACGGATTAATATCTGATATTAAAGAAGCGTATAATGTAGATGAATTTTTCGGCATTCAAGTAAGGGATTATAAAGCCCTTGCCGCTCTGTACTGTTTATTAGAAGCACAGAATAATGCTGATTTAGTAAGCCCTTCTTTTCTTGTGGATAATAAAACCACAATTTTAGAACACCTAACATCATCACCACAGAAAGAAGCAGATGTAAAGGACACATTAATTGAAGAGTACTCTAAGTACGATAAAGATTTACGTCTTCTTACATTTAAAATACTATTAGAGAAGTTTAACGACAACTACAAAGACTTACTCCCAGAACAGAAAAACATATTAAGAGAGTTTATTACGTCAGTAAACTCAAATAAACGTTTACATACGATTGTAAATGAAGAGTTAGTTAAAATAGCTGAACAGGTTAGACAATTATCTTTAAAGGTAAAAGACGAGGTAGTTAAAATTAAATTAGATGAAGTATCTAAAGCTATTAAGCCTTTAACCAACAAGGAAAAAGTAACCGATAGCCACTTAGTTAACCTTATGCAATACTACGAATTAGTTAATGAGTTAAAAACAGTATAGTGAAAAGATCAGACTTAACTAAGTTAATAAAGGAAATGCTTGACGAAGCAAATATTACTAGTACCGGAGGAGGATCTTTTCCACCAGGAGATGGAGCACAATATGCGACACCAAAAGCTTTCGGAAAAGGTAATAAAGCTAAGAAAACATTAACAAAATTAGGATACAAACAGGTTAGCCGTCCTACACGGCCATCACATACAAAAGGATTTGATTATATATAGATTATGAAGATAAAATCAGTAACAGAGAGATATAGAGCCGTAAACGAAGGCACTATGACAAAAAAGGAATTTGTCCGTCAAATGAGACAACAGTACCCTATGCATGTAACTCAATTTAACGGATTTGACGACTCAGTACAGATCTTAAAAAATAGAGGTCTCTTATTTGAAACTAAAAAAGTAGAAGAAGTAGTCTATGATGAAAGACCAGTATTAAACTATTCCTTAGGATCTTTAGATAGAGGCATTAGAGCTGAAATAAAAGCTTTAGGAAAACAGGAAGGAGAAACAGTATCTGCAGAAGATTTTAAGAAAGCTGAAAAAAAAGCTAAAGATAACTTAGAAAAAAATCCAACACATTACCTGGACTTAGTGTCCGGGGAATCTTCTAAAGTTAATAAACATGATAGAGAAGTTGAAACAAAAAGAGGTAAAGCAGAAGTAGACGTGTTTAACGGTATGAAGAAAGCAACACTAAAAGAAAGCGGATATACAGAAAATCAAATTAGTACCGCTATAGCTAAAATTAAAGAGAGAAAAGGACTAACCACAGAAGAACCTACTAGTAGTAAAAAAGAAATTTTAGCAGCAGCTATAAACGCTATTACAGCAGAATATCAGGAAATACCCGGTCTTAACGCTATAATAAAAGATTTCTTACACACAAAAGCTACCGGTTTAATGAACAATCCAGATATGGACCCTGTAAGTGAGTTTGATGAATTTATTAGTGTTAACTACGACAGTTTACAGGAAAAGGAAGGTAAAGATCACGACAGAGATGGAGACATCGATGGAGATGATTATATGGCTGCAAAAGACAAGGCTATTAAAGGGGCGATGGGTAAGAGTGACGACAAAAATAATGATTTTATTAACCCTGGAAATACTGTTGCTCAAGCTAAAAATAGAAAAGATTACCTAAAAAGATTTGGTAGCCCGGTAGACGAAAAAGAATTAGCCGATAAAGATTATGACGGAAACGGTAAAATTGAAACAGGTAAAAAAGAACATAGAGGAGCTAGAACTAAAGCTATTAAAAGAGCTATGAAAACAGAAGGAGATTCTGAAAATCTTGAAGCTGAATTTAGAAATAATTTAGCAAAAGTAAATTTTAGGGGGATAGTAGATAAATACGCACCTAAGGGATTAAATAATCTACCTACAGAAGATGATTATATTAAAGCATGGGAGAACGAAGGAGGATTAGACCCAGACTTCCTTGATATAAGAATGCTTCAGCAAGACATTATTGATTACGCTAGAAAACTAGATAATCAGAATATGGCAGAAAATGAAGATTCAGATTTAGAAACAAAATTTAGAGAAGCCCTATTTAAAATTAATTTTAAAGTACTAATTGATAAATATACTCCTAGAAATGTAAATAACTTACCAGACGAAGATGATTATATTAAAGCATGGCAAGACTCAGGAGGATTAGATCCAGATTATTTAGACCCAAAACTCCTTCAACAGGACGTAATTCATTACGCTAAAAACCTAGATAATCAGAATATGGCGGAAAGTAATGCTAAATTAAAAGAAGCTGTTAAATCTATTATTAGAAAAGTATTAACAGAAGAGTCTATTAACGAAGCAGCTACAGGAAACCTTTCCCATATTGCAGACGAGTATGATGGATTTCAAGGAATGCAGAATGCTATCAATCAACTAGAAAACATTGTAACAGATGTAGAAGCGTATTATTCTAAAGTAAGAGAGAAGATTCAAAAAGTATACGGAGATTTAGGTAATATTACAAACGAAGAGGGATTAAAAGTTGGAGGCTTCTTAGCACCAGCCATAGAATCAGCGTTCATGAAAGATCTTAGACCAGTAATAGCAAAAGGATTTATTAAGGGATTAGATCTCCCTAAAGTAAAAACAGTATCTTCAAAAGACATAGAAGCTCATAATTCAGGAGAGAGACCATTAGGAGAAGAAGGTATGGATAAACAAACGATGTTTACCCCGGTATATGAATCTAAAAAAAAATAAAATATGTCACAGCTATTAGTAGATGTCACCCCTTTTAGATCCCTACTTACAGAATCCAAAACAAAGCCTGGAGTCTACGAAGTAGAAGGTATTCTGCAGAGAGCAGTAGCCAAGAATCAAAACGGACGCACATACAGTAAAGAAATTCTTCTTAGAGAATCTCAAAGATATATAGAAGAATTTGTTAAGGTTGGGAATGCCTTTGGAGAACTTGATCACCCTGAGTCTCCTATAGTCTCTCTAAAGAACGCTTCACATGTAGTAAAAGAACTATGGTGGGAGGGAGACGCCCTTATGGGACGTATAGAGCTATTAAATACACCTTCAGGTAATATTGTTAAAGAAATATGCAAAGCAGGGCATACAATAGGTATTTCCTCTAGAGGAACCGGTTCAGTACAGCAAACAAACGAAGGTACTTTAGAAGTACAAACTGATTTTGAGCTAGTATGTTGGGACTTCGTATCTAATCCATCTACACAGGGAGCTTTTATGAACCCAGTAGCCTTAAATGAAGGAAAAACAACTGATACGGTATATAGTAAACTAGAATTAATTATAAACGATATATTAAGAGCATAATGAGCAACAACTTTAACCTACGAGGGTTTATATTAGAAAATAAACTTTCACAAACAAGTAAAATAATTAAAGAACAAGCAATAGAAGGTGAGGAAGAAGCCTTAAGAGTAGCTTTAGAGAGAATCAACTTTGATCGAATAATGAATAAATATGCTCCTAAACATATAACAAGTCTTCCTACAGTAGATGATTATATAAATGCATGGAATGACCAGGGAGGAATAGATACAGATTTGCTACAAGATTTAGCAGCTTTAAAAGACGATGTAATTGACTTCGCCTCCAATTCGGAGGAAATGTCAATGAGAGAAAGGAAAAACGAAGTTTCTTTAGAGAATGAACCAAAAAAAGGTTCAAATGCAAGTATTGATGCTATGTTAGCTAGGTCTGCACGTAGAGGGAATCCTCCTAGTGCTTTAACAAAACCTATAGATAGATCAACCATAGAAGTAGATGGCGTTGACTCTAGTGACTACCCAGACTTTGCTGATGCTTTTATAAGTTATGCAGAATACGAAGACGGAACTCCATTAACAGATGATGAGCTAGATAAACTAACAGATGAAATGGCTGATGAAGTAAATGACATGGCTATACAGAGTATAATGGAGGGTTTAACTAAAAGAGAAAAGACGCTTAAAGAAGCAGTTCTTAAATCATTAAAATAATTCCCTCGGACGCTACCGAAGGCAGGTGACGATTCCCTTACAGCAATGTAGGGGTTTCTTGTTTTATAAAAATGCCTATATTTATAGACATAATATACCGTCACTATACGGTATTGATAAAATTTATAACTTCACATTATAGCTTACAATAGCTATACGAAACCCCAACACATTAAATTAAAATGGCAAACAAAGATTTATTTAAGCAAGCTATTGCTGAAGCTAAATCCGTACGTGAAGCCGCTATTGCTAACGCAAAGAAGGCATTAGAGGAGACTCTAACACCTCACCTTAAAGACATGTTAGCTGCTAAACTTCAAGAGATGGAAGATTCTCAATCAGAAGAAGAAGTAGTAAACGAATTAGAAGAGGAAGAAGCAGTAGAGGAAAACACATCAGGATTTGTTGCAGTAAAAGAAGCTGAAGAAGAAGCAGAGGATGATTCAGAACAATCTGAAGACGATGCTGAAGAAGTAGAAGGTGAAATTGAAGCGGGCGACGACGCCGGCGAAGAAGAAGCTGAAGAAGAAAGTGAAATTGAAGGAGACGAAGACTTAAGTGCTCTTACAGTTGACCAATTCAAAGATATGATTAGAGACATTATCGCTCAAGAAGTAGGAGGCGGAGAGCCAGAAGCTGAATTAGGAGACGATTTAGACGCTGGTGATATTGAAGGAATGGGTGACGAACCGGCAATGGAAGAACCAGGAATGGAAGTAGGAGACGAAGAGGAAATCGATTTAGATGAACTTTTAAGAGAACTTGAAGGAGTTAGTGAGGAAGAAGAAGTTAGTGAGGAAGAAGAAGTATTTTCTTCTGATTTAGCTGAAGCTTTGGAGACTATTGAACTTCTAAGAAAAGATCTACAGGAAGTTAATTTACTTAATTCTAAATTACTTTACGTAAACAAAATCTTTAAGGCAAATAACCTTACAGAATCACAAAAAGTTAACATCATAGCTGCTTTCGACAAAGCTGAAACAGTAAAAGAAGTAAAACTAGTTTTTGAAACAGTTTCTGAAAATGTAGTTAATACAAGAAAAGAAAATGTTACAGAATCAAAATTTAAAGGTATGGCGTCTAAAGCTACAGGAATAACAGCCGCTAAACCGGAGATTATTTCGGAAGTATCTGATGCAGTCCGTAGAATGCAGAAACTAGCTGGAATTATTAAATAACCAAAAAACATTAAATTAAAAAAAATGGAAATAAACACATTATTAGAAAGCTCAAACTCATACAAAAGTATGCAGGCTGACGCTACTAAATTAGCAAACAAATGGTCTCAATCGGGATTATTAGAAGGCATCAAAGACGAGCGTCATGCTAATAACATGGCTATGATCCTTGAGAATCAAGCAAAACAAATCGTTGCTGAAGCAAACTCAACTAACGTTGGTGGTGGTTCTTTCTCTGCAGGAGCAGGTGAGCAGTGGGCAGGAGTAGCTTTACCGTTAGTAAGAAAAGTATTTTCTCAAATCGTAGCTCAAGACTTCGTATCAGTTCAACCAATGAACTTACCATCAGGTCTTGTATTCTATCTTGACTTTAAATATGGATCTTCAACAAACGGAAGAGCCGCAGCTGACAACATGTACGGAAACGTATCTACAGCTAATGACAAAATGGCAGTAAACGAAGCAGTATCAGGAGGTCTTTACGGCGCCGGTCAATTCGGTTACTCAATCAACCAAAACTCTACTTCAGCTACAGGTACAGTTGCAACAGCAACTTCATCTTCTTTAGATTTCGAAGTTGGATTAGCACCTGCATCTTACGATACAGTATCTTTTGCAACATCAGACTTAGCAGGATATGATAGTACAGGTATTAGAGCATTTAGACTTACAGGTATTGCAGTATTAGCACAATATACTAAGGTAGTTGGAGCTAACCTAGTATTTGTTGTAGCTACAGGTGATGCAGGATCAACTGGAACTAAAGCTGTATTATGGCACAAACAACCAGTAGACAACGATAGAGGAGATTTCGAAGCAGATTCAAATGCTGCAGTAGATACTTCAATCTCTATTCCGTCTATTGATGTTAAACTTGCTTCTGAAGCAATTGTTGCTAAGACTAGAAAGTTAAAAGCACAATGGACTCCAGAATTTGCACAGGATCTTAACGCTTACCATTCAATTGATGCAGAAGCTGAATTAACTTCTTTATTATCTGAGTACATCTCTATGGAGATTGACATGGAAATATTAGATATGTTAATTGCAGGTGCTGTAACAACTGATTACTGGTCAGCTGAAAACAACAAAGTATGGGACGGATCTAACTGGTCAGTATCTACTTCAGATTTCTACAATACTCAAGGACAATGGTTCCAAACTTTAGGAACTAAAATCCAAAAAGTATCTAACAAGATTCACCAAAAAACTCTTAGAGGTGGTGCAAACTTCGTAGTAGTATCTCCAACAGTAGCAACTGTATTAGAATCTATACCAGGATTTGCAGCAGCAACAGATGGTGATGCAATGGAATTCAACATGGGAGTTCAAAAAGTAGGAGCTTTATCTAACCGATTCAAGGTTTACAAGAACCCTTACATGACTGAAAACACAATCCTTATGGGATATAGAGGTTCTCAGTTCTTAGAAACAGGTGCAGTTTATGCTCCTTATGTTCCATTGATGATGACTCCATTAGTATACGATCCAGAAACTTTCACTCCAAGAAAAGGTTTAATGACTCGTTATGCTAAGAAAATGATCAGACCAGAATTTTATGGTAAGATCTTCGTATCTGATTTAAATCAAATCTAAGATTAACTTTAGATTTAATATTAAGAGAGAGCCCTTCGGGGCTCTTTTTTTTGTTTAAGAAGTAGTATATTAAAATAGAATTTCGGATATTTATAAGAACAAACTAAAAGTTATTATAAATGAGTTCACACCATCATACGGACGATGTATTCGTTCAAAAGAGAAGACCTAAGAACCCAATTAAATTTAATGTTCAACTAAATGAAGAACAAAAACACGCAAAGCAAGTAATAATAGAATCCCCAATTACAGCCATAAGAGGAATGGCCGGTTCAGGTAAGACGCTCGTTGCAACACAGGTAGCATTAGATATGCTCTTTACCAAACAAGTAGAGAAGATTGTTATAACAAGACCGACTGTATCTAAAGAAGATATAGGATTTCTACCAGGCGATCTACAGGCAAAAATGGACCCTTGGTTAGCACCAATCTACCACAATCTATATATACTTTATAGTGAAGAGAAAGTAAAGAAGGAGTTAGAGGAAGGACGTATTGAAATTGTACCATTTGCTTTCATGCGAGGAAGAACTTTCGTCAATGCCTTTGTAATAGTAGATGAAGCACAAAATGTCACCCACTCTCAAATGGAGACTGTCATCGGTCGCCTTGGAAAAGGTTCAAAAATGGTGATCTGCGGGGACCTAGCTCAAATAGACCTAAAAGATAGGAGAGAAACTGGATTTTCTTTTTTATCTCGAATAGAAGAACATGTACCGGGATTTAAAACAGTAAATTTAGAAAAAAATCACCGACACGAAATAGTATCCCCTATACTAAAAGTATACCAGAAGTTCAGAGATTAACTACTATTTATATGTAAACCGTATTTTATGGCTAATACAACTACATGGAACGGTAGTGCTAATTTCACCGTCGGCTCTACTCCTTTCGGATTCTACGACACAGATACAGATTTTCAAACAGACGCTAACAAGGTAGCTAAGTTTTGCGGTACCCGTCTTGGGTATCCGCTTATGGAAGTAGAATTGCAGGATGAAAATTTCTTTGCCTGCTTTGAAGAAGCAGTTTCTACATACGGTAATGAAGTATTTCAGTACAAAATAAGAGAGAACTATATATCACTAGAAGGCTCCAATAGTACTAACAGTATAAATAACAAACTTATTAACCCCTCTTTAGATAGGTTAATTCAAATAGGTAAAAATTACGGTACGGAAGCAGATGTAGGAGGAAATGTAACAAGGTATACCGGGACATTAAATATTTCTTCCTCAATTCAAGAGTACAATCTTGATCAATGGGCGGTAGAGCAGGGGATAACAGGCAGTATTGAAATAAGAAGAGTATTTTACGAAGCTCCACCGGCCATTCAGCGATACTTTGACCCATATGCAGGAACCGGAACAGGTATACAATCTCTAATGGACGCTTTTGACTTTGGATCTTACAGTCCAGGTGTCAACTTCTTAATGATGCCAGCATCTTTTGATATGTTAAAAACCCAAGCCATAGAATTTAACGATCAGATACGTAGATCAGCTTATACTTTTCAATTAATAAATAATACACTTACTGTTTTACCTCTTCCAAAAGCAGCAGGTAAGATGAGATTTGAATATTTTAAAGTAAATGAAAAGAAAGCAGCATCTATTCAAGATGGAGCAGGGTTAATAACCAATGTAGCAGAAGTCCCCTACAATAATCCTTCTTATCTTTCAATAAACAGTATAGGAAGACAGTGGATATTTAGATACACACTGGCTTTATCCAAAGAATTACTAGCATATGTACGCGGGAAATACCAAAACGTACCAGTTCCCGGTTCAGAAGTTACACTAAATCAAGCAGACTTATTAGCAGATGCAAGAAGTGAAAAATTAGAATTGCTAACTAGTTTAAGAGAGATGTTAGAACAAACATCACGTCAATCACAGTTAGAAAGAAGAGCTTCTGAATCAGAAAACCTTAACAGAACTTTAAAAGAAATTCCAATGACAATTTATATCGGATAATGAAACTATCAGACATATTACTGGAAGTAAACTTTATACCCTACAGAGCTATGGTACAGGTTATTAGTACTGGAGAATCTACTACGCGACTAGCAGAACTTTTAAGGGCATTGCCAGGGGTTACAACAGTAACAGCAGCCGGAAGCAATGAATTAACTAAGACGTATGTGTTTAAAGTAAAATTAATAACACAAAAAAACGGGGCAGAAGCTTTTGAAGCTTTCAAAAAGTCCGCTTTAGAGAGATACCCGGATGTTAAAGTAGTAAAAATAGCAAATAAGACAATCGAACGAATGAAATTACCAGGAGACTATTAATATGTTATTTGGATCTAACAGAGATTTTAATTTACTAACCGGTATTAGCCGAGAACTACTAAAAGACATAGTAGAACAGGAGGTACTGTACTATAAACTAAGCTTAGAGGAGACACAAGCTAATCTCTACGGAGAAGCTCTAACTAAAAACTACTGGACCCCGGTAAAATTGAATTGTTTAATAACTAGAGGGGATCAAATAATAAATGTTGATGATTTTGGACCAGATCTTACAAGAGATGTATCATTTGCATTCATAAGAGAGGATCTAGTAGATATAGGTACGGTACCTGAGGTAGGGGACATACTAAATTGGCAAGAAGATTACTATGAAGTAGATACAGTAAGAGAAAACCAATTATTTGTAGGTAGAGATAGGAATTACAATTTAACTAGCTACGGAGAACAGTTTGGAACATCAGTTTCTATAATAGTTGACTGTCATTTAACAAGAAGAGAGAAGACAGGGATTGAATTTGAAGGTACTAGTTACTAAACTATTTATATAAGATGAAGATAAAGGATATACTTAACGAAGACGACTGGAGACAGGATAGCACTACTTTTAAATCAAAAAAAACTGGCACTGATCCGGTAACAGGTACAGTGTCTTGGGATATTAAATATACCCCGTTAAAAAGAGTAGATACTGCTATTCAGTCCGCATATGATGATTATAAAGATGTATTAAAGAAATACCCTGAAGATCAGAAGCTAGAACAGCTGTTTAACGTCTTTGCATCGTTTAAAAAAGCATTTAGACAACACGTAAATAGGAAATATGGCAGGTAAAACAATACTTCCGAAATCTCAAGTAGAACTCTCACAGAAAACAGTAACATCTATATTACCAGACGGCAAAACTCCCGACATTAACACTAAAACAAGAGCTAACCAGCGTACAGTTAAAGGAGATGATGTAAAACGACTTAGTATTGGCCTTAGAGAAATAGATGAAGCAATCTTCTTTTACTTTAATGAAGTAATTAGGCCCTCTGTTGTACAAAATAGCATAACCAAAACAGTCCCCGTACTATATGGTTCACCAGAACGCTGGGCTGCAGTACAAAAAGACGGATTCTACAGGGATAAAAACGGAAAGATACAAGTTCCTCTTATAATGATTAAGAGAGACAGTATAGAAAAGAACAGACAGGTGGGAAATAAAATGGATGCTAACAATCCTAATCATTTCGGTATATTTGAAAAAAAATACTCTAGTAAAAACAAATACGATAAGTTTTCTATACTAAATACAAGATCAATTGTTAAAGAATATCAAGGAGTTGTTATGCCTGACTATGTAAATATCACATATTCATGCACAATCTTCACAGAATATATAGAACAGATGAATAAATTAGTAGAAAGTATAAATTATGCTTCAGATGCCTACTGGGGAGACCCAGATAAGTTTAATTTTAGGGCTATGATTGATAATTATACAACTTCTACAGAGTTAAACCAAGGACAAGATAGAACAGTTAAAACAACATTTCAGATAAAACTTCTTGGTCATATAATTCCGGACGGAATAAACACCCTTCCACAGGGAGTTAGTAAGTTTTTTAATAAAGCTGCGGTTATATTTGGGGTAGAAACGGTAGTAGATATAAAAAACTTAATATAATGGCAAATAGGTATTCAAATACGAGAGTAAATTCAACAACAATCAGATTTTACGATAATGCTCAATCACAATTTAACGTAACAAATATAGAAGTCTCAATGACACCGGAACAAAAAATATACTTAGGGTTAAATAAAGCTTATAGTAGTAATACACGAGTAACTACTGTAACCCCCGAAACTAAAACAGTTATACTTCAGAACCTGCAGATATTAACACCACCGGCAGGTTTCCCTTCTATAACTAAAGCAGATTTTCAAATATTTATTAACGGCATGATAGTAGAAATTGATGCGGTCGTAGCTGTAACACAAGAAGGTAATGATATACAGGTTATTTTTAATGAAAGTTTAAACTTCGCAATAGCTACAACGGACGAATTTATGATAACCGGAAAATTTATATAGAAAATGGCCTTAATTCAATGGAAACAGATAAATCCGGATCTACTTGATGGCGGATTACTTACAGGTTCATTACAAGTCTCTGGTTCCATTATTGTCAACGGAGTTAATATCTCCGGGGCAGCCTCTTCCGAAAACCTTACTACATCTATACTAGCATTATCTAGTTCTACACATACTGCAAATACCTTACTTAGCGCCTCCTTATCGATATCGATAGCCCAAGAGAAAACAAGAATAGATACAATTTTATCTACATCAATTATAGAACTCATAGCAGGCACCGGCCTAGAAGGAGGAGGAACACAAGGAAACGTTTTAATTGGGTTAAACACAGGATCAGCTCATTTTATAACAGGGGTAATAGATTTAAACATCTTTCAACAGACAGGAACGTACTACTCCACTGCCAACAATCTCCAAGTAACAGGGTCCTTAGTACTTAGGGGTGATCAATCCGGCAATGTACTAAGTGTACACTCCGGATCATTAAAAACTTTTAGCATAACAGACACTGGGGTATTGGAATTTAGATCTCAATCTAATATGCCGCCACCAATAGCCGGGGGTATGTACTTTGATACAGATTATAACCTACATATTGGACAAGAATAGAAATAACAACCATATTTATTATAAACCAAACAACTAAAACTTAAAGCAGTATGCCAACTTGGAAGAAAGTCATCATTTCCGGCTCAGCAGTATCTCAGCTAGTAAATGACTCTAATTATTTAGTACAGAGCGGAACAGGTACTTCACTATCCGGTTCGTTCTCAGGATCTTTCTTCGGAGACGGTTCAAACCTATCAGGGGTAACCTCCTATACGGATTCTGATACATTAGCGTACATCAACACCTTAAACGTAGTATCATCTTCAGCTCAAACTACACTATCCGGAACTACCGGATATGCTGCCTACAGCTCATCAGCTGCAACAGCTAACTCACAAGTAACATCAGCATTCATAGCAGCGGATTCTATTCTATCAGGTTCAGCACATACTCAAAGAGTAGCTATTGAAACTGGATTAACTTCGGATATAGCAACAGCTAAATCTGAAGCAGGAGTTATTGCTCAAGGATATGTTGATACATTAAGCGGATCAGCACACACAGCTAACAATCAGGTAACAGCAGCCTTTATAGCAGCGGATTCTGTTTTATCAGGTTCAGCTCATACTCAAAGAGTAGCTATTGAGACTAGTCTAACTTCGGATATAGCAACAGCTAAGAGTGAAGCAGGAGTTATTGCTCAAGGGTACGTTGATACATTAAGCGGGTCAGCACACACTCAAAGAGTAGCTATTGAAACATCTTTAGATGGTAAAATAAACACAGAGAAAGGAAGAATCAATGCAATACTATCAGCATCTTCTGCTGACTACGATACATTTGCAGAGATTGTTACCTTAATTAATAGTGTTGACACAACTAACGATACAGCATTCGCAGGATTTGTAACATCAAGCAACAATAGATCAACTAACATTGAAACAAGCGTAACAGACTTAAGCTCATCAGCTCATACTCAAAGAACAGCTATTGAGACTAGTTTAACTTCGGATATAGCAACAGCTAAGTCGGAAGCAGGGGTTATTGCTCAAGGGTATGTTGATACATTAAGTGGATCAGCTCATACTCAAAGAGTAGCTATTGAAACTGGACTAACTTCTAATATAGCAACAGCTAAATCTGAAGCAGGAGTTATTGCTCAAGGGTATGTTGATACATTAAGTGGATCAGCACATACTCAAAGAGTAGCTATTGAAAGCGGATTAACTTCGGATATAGCAACAGCTAAGTCGGAAGCAGGAGTTATTGCTCAAGGGTATGTTGATACATTAAGCGGATCAGCTCATACAGCTAACAGTCAGGTAACAGCAGCATTCATTTCCGCCGATACATCTTTAAGTTCATCACTTGCAGCTTCATTAGCAACTGAAAAAGGAAGAATCAATGCAATCTTATCAGCATCTTCTGCTGACTACGACACATTTGCGGAGATTGTTACTTTAATTAACTCAGTCGATACAACTAACGATACAGCATTCGCAGGATTTGTAACATCTAGTAACAGTAGATCAACTAACATTGAAACAAGTGTAACAAACTTAAGTGGATCAGCTCATACTCAAAGAGTAGCTATTGAAACTGGACTAACTTCTAATATAGCAACAGCTAAATCTGAAGCAGGAGTTATTGCTCAAGGATATGTTGATACACTAAGTGGATCAGCTCATACTCAAAGAGTAGCTATTGAGACTAGTCTAACTTCTGATATAGCAACAGCTAAATCTGAAGCAGGAACAATCGCACAAGGGTATGTTGATACATTAAGTGGATCAGCACACACTCAAAGAACAGCTATTGAGACTAGTTTAACTTCGGATATAGCAACAGCTAAATCTGAAGCAGGAGTTATTGCTCAAGGATATGTTGATACACTATCAGGGTCAGCACACACTCAAAGAGTAGCTATTGAAACATCTTTAGATGGTAAAATAAACACAGAGAAAGGAAGAATCAATGCAATACTATCAGCATCTTCTGCTGACTATGATACATTTGCAGAGATTGTTACTTTAATTAACTCAGTCGATACAACTAACGATACAGCATTCGCAGGATTTGTAACATCAAGCAACAATAGATCAACTAACATTGAAACAAGCGTAACAGACTTAAGCTCATCAGCTCATACAGCTAACAATCAAGTAACATCAGCATTCATAGCAGCGGATTCTATTCTATCAAGTTCAGCTCATACTCAAAGAGTAGCTATTGAAAGCGGATTAACTTCGGATATAGCAACAGCTAAATCTGAAGCAGGGGTTATTGCTCAAGGATATGTTGATACATTAAGCGGATCAGCTCATACTCAAAGAGTAGCAATAAGCGCATCAATTGCAACTACAATTAGCGGATTAACTAGCGACTATACGGAATTAACAAACATTCCAGCAGGAATTGTTTCTTCTTCTACACAGACAGTTAGTTTGCTCTCTAATCAGAACATAAATTTAGGATCAGGTACAATTACAGGTTCATTTAACGGAGATGGTTCAAACTTAACTGGTTTAACAGTTGCACAATCTGCAACAGTAGTAGATAGCTTTACGAGTGTAACTTCTGTTGTAACGACTCACAACTTTGGGTCTAAAAACGTAATAGTAACTGCATACGATAGTAACGATGCACAACTCATACCATCTTCTGTAATTACCACTACAGATAATACAGTAACAGTAACATTCTCAGAAACAACCACAGGTAGGATAATTGTAGGACAGGGTGGACATATAGTTTCCGGTTCAATTCCTTTCGCTAATATAACTCTTAAACCAGTAGGATTAGTATCAGGTTCAAGCCAAGTAGAAATAGGAAGCGTAACTGGATTTACAGCGTATAGTAGTTCGGTAGAAGCTAAGATAGCAGCTTTAGATGGAACATACGCAACAGATGCAGATGTATTATCTTTATCTGGATCAGCACACACTCAAAGAATATCAATAAGCAGTTCACTTGCAACAACAATCTCAGGACTAAGTTCAACATTAACCATTAAGGGTGATACAGGCCTAGCAACAGATAGTGTAAACCTAGTAAATGATCAGTTAACAGTAAAAGGAGCATCAGGACAAATAACAACCACAGTAGCAGATAATGAAATTACAGTAGGATTTGTTACTAACCCAACAGTATCTGGAAACTTAACAGTAACAGGGGATTTAACAGTAACAGGTACTACTTTTGAAGCTCAGATTACAAACCTGAACGTAGAGGATAGGTTTATACTTCTTAATTCCGGAAGTACAACAGGGGACTCGGGTATTATCTTCGGAGGTTCAGATGGAACTGCAAATGCAGGATCTGGATTATTCTTTGATAACCCAGCCGGAGTATTCGGATTTGCATCAGCTATTGGATCAGCAGATGTAAGTGCAACACATACATCTAAATTAGGTAACATTGAAACTACAACTTCTGCACCAAGTGGAGCACCAACATTCCAAGGAGCTGGTACAATCCATATAAATTCAACAACAGGGGAAGTATTTATCTACAGTTAAGAAGTAAATAAAATTTTTTAAAAGGTTTTTTAAAATGGGAATAAACAGAACAGACAAACAAGTAGGGGATGATAATAACTTAGTCTCTTTTAATGAAAAAGAGGCTGGTTTTATTATCGCCAAATTAAGACAGGCACCTTACCAGGGAACAGAGTTTGAAACATTCTACCAAGTAATTTTAAAGCTACAAAAAATAGCAGAGAAGAAACAATAAGTAAAAGTAGGCCTTCGGGCCTTTTTTTATTATATTTTAATACTATTTATTGTAAAGTATTATAGGCCCGAAAGGGAAGTGGACTTAGTAATAAGTAGCCAACCATAATTAAGTAATATGCCAAACTGGAAAAAACTAATAGTGAGCGGGTCAGACGCCACTTTGAACTCGTTAAATGTAACTGCGAATGTAACTGCAAATGAAATTACTGCAGAAACAATTACCGCCACTACATTTAATACATTAGTAATTTCCTCCTCAGTACTTTTTACTTCCGGCTCAAACATTATAGGGGACGAATTAACCGATCACCATCAAATCACCGGTTCAGTCTCCATAACAGGATCATTATCTCTCAACGGTACATCAGTAGATCCTTTATCGTATACCTCCCTTACTACACACACCGCTACTTCAAGTTCACTTGCAAGTAATATAAATATATTATTTACAGCTTCTAGTTCATTAGATACAGAGGTTAGTAGTTTAAAAGCATATACATACAGAGCATCACTAACTGGTTCAACTTCATACACTGTAACACATAGTCTTAATGAAGATTACCCAATTGTACAGCTGTATGATACAGATAAAAAACAAGTAATCCCGGCAGATATAATTTCCCTTACAAGTAATACCACACAAATAGATTTTAGTAGTAGTTTTAACGGATTAGTTGTAGTCACTAAATAGAGTAAACGAAAGAGCAACCATATTTATTATAACTCAAACACAGTAAATTTTTAACAAATGAGAATAGATAATCCAATTTCATCTAATGCACAAATCACAGGCTCCTTCACAGGGTCTTTTAAGGGCGATGGAACCCTATTAACAGGTGTAACAGCAGAGTGGGATGGATCTCACAATGGAAATGGCTCAATCACAGGAAGTCTTAACGTTTCTAGCAACATTGTAGTTGGTGGAACAGTAGATGGAAGAGATTTAGCTACCGATGGTATAAAACTAGACGGTATTGAAGCATCTGCAACAGCAGACCAAACAGGAGCAGAAATTAAAACTGCTTATGAAGGAGAAACTGATACGAATGCTTTTGATGATGCAGCAGTAACTAAATTAGCAAATATTGAAGCCTCTGCAACAGCCGATCAATCAGCAGCAGAAATTTTATCTGCAATACTAACAGTAGATGGAGCAGGATCAGGATTAGATGCAGACTTATTAGACGGACAATCAGCAGCTTATTATGGTACAGCTACAGCTGTAGACTTAAAAGCAGACATAGCTTCTCCAACCTTTACAGGAGTAGTGACAATAACCACAGCAGATTCTAATGATAATAGTACTAAAGCCGCTTCAACAGCCTTCGTACAAACAGAAATATCTGATTTAATAGGAGGAGCCGGAGCAGCATTTGATACCCTATTAGAAATATCAGCAAGTATTGCAAATGGTGATTCTGATGTAGTTGCTTTAACAACAACAGTAAGCGGTAAATTACAGAAAGACCAAAACTTATCAGACTTAACAGATGCAGGATCAGCAAGAACAAACTTAGGAATTGCTGGTGGGACAGTAGGGCATTTTCTTAAACATGACGGTACATTTGGATTACCTGCTTATACAGTAGACACAGATACAACATATACAGGAGGAACAGGTATTACATTGACCGGTACATCTTTTGCCATTGGCCAAGCAGTAGCCACTACTTCTGATGTAACATTTAACACTGTAACTGCCACAGGAAACATAACAGCTTACTCTGATGCACGTCTTAAAACAGACGTTAAAACAATCGAAGGAGCTTTAAATAAAACTAATAACCTAAGAGGTGTGGAATATACACGTATAGCTGATAACAGTAAATCAATAGGTGTAATCGCCCAAGAATTAGAAGCAATTATACCGGAACTAGTATTAACAGATTCAGAAGGAATGAAATCGGTTAATTATTCACAGCTTACAGGGTTATTAATTGAAGCAGTAAAAGAATTATCTGCCAAAGTAGATCAATTGACAAAATAAAAAATTAAAATGGGTTTTATATTAAATGTTGACTTGGAGACAAGTGAAGGTCCCTCACACGAGGTATATGTAAGAATAGAGAGTCTTACCTATAATAAAGTTGCAAACGATATAGCAGTACAGTTAACGTACTGGTTCGATCAAAGTTACGCTCTGAAGTTTAATAGGGAGTATTTAGATGAAGAACCAAAAAATGCAACCGGGCTAGTACAGGAAAGGTTACTCTACTTTGATAATACGGATAGTGAGGGGATAGAAGTTTTAGTCCCACACTTTTTTAAAACATCCGTTTCAACACAAAAAGAAGTAGAATTACCCATTTTTGAAGAAAGAGAAGTTAAAAAGGAAGTCCCTTATATAAGCTTTGATGAAGAAGGAGAAGCCATAACCCTCTATAAAACAGTCAGCATAAAAGAGAAAGTAGAAATAGGAACTAAAATAGAAGTTAGAGAGGTAGTAGATACATCCTTACTTGATAATACGTTTGGTTTCGTTTACAGTAGAGTAAAAGAAGAACTAACAAAATGGTTCCCAAATAAAACAATTGAAATTAGATAAAAAATGGCAATATACACATACGGTGCAGGAGCAGTCGGATTTAACACCTTTCAAACTTGGGCAAATAATGTTAGCAGTGGTACCAATATCACCCTATCAGATGCAACATCAGACTTTTCACCAGCCAATACCGCTCCGTATTCGGTATCTGAATTTGGACCAAATACAGTCATATTTTACGGAACAGTTACTGCAGGCTCCGGCGGTGAAGTAGGGATTACAGCACCCTATACAGCTGCAAATACAACAGGATCTCATACAATTAAAAACGTTTTACTAAGCTCCTACTCAGTTACTCTATCAGCATTACAGACATACCCGAATACTTTTCATTCTTGGAGAACAGCAACAGGTGGTGGCGGTACACAATTAGGTACCTCAACTACACTAACAATATCTACAGGCAGCTCTTCAACAATAAAGGATACTACAATATACTACGCATACTTTGTATAAAAAATAATAAAAAGAAAGGTTTTGAATGTAATTTGGGTTTTAGAGAATATAGAGAAAAATAAAGACTTCTACAGTAGGTTTAATATACTGCTACTTATAACCTCAACTATCCTTTGGAAAAGAAATCATCCGGAGGATATTTGCATTTTATATGCAGATGATATTACTATAGATCTTCTAGATAGATTAAAAGTTTTAGAGATCTGGGATAAAATCAAAAACCTACCAAACCCTATAAACGTAAATAAGACTGTGTTTTGGGCATCCGCAAAACTTCAAGTACTAGCAGAGGTAGATACACCGGTTATTCTTATGGATAATGATACCCATGTATACGCACCGATTAAAAAATATTTAGATACTAGTAACGTATACGTAACAAACTACGAAATAGGAAAAGGATATTACCCTACCTCTATAGATCCCTACGTACGAAAACTATCTTATAGACCAAGATGGAAAACAGAATCAGTTAATGTATCCTTCTTACAATTACCAAACCCGGAATTTACAAGAAAATATGCTAACCAGAGCATCCAGATGATGGAGGAGTTCACTCTACATAAAGCACCTAACCCTCAGTACTTAATTTTTGCAGAACAATTACTTCTACGTCATTTATTAAATAAGGAAGAAATAATATATAGACCTTTAATTACTAACAGTTGGGACTGTAAAGGTGTAAAATGGAAGGAAGACGATAATAAAGGTCTTTGGAAAGTAGAAGAATCTAGAAAGTACTTTAAACATTACGGGCCAGAGAAGAAATATATACTTCAAAGCATTTATGGAGAGAATTACGAAAGAGAAATGAAACATTTGGTAAATTGCATAAATTTTCATAACTTAGATCTATCGAGTATAAAAAACAGATAAAATGTCTATAGTAAATAAAGAGTATGTACGTACTCATGTTACAAATAACAAGGTTATAACTACTACTCCCGACGGCAAAGAAGTACTTTCCTATAGATCCGTTCCATTCAGATGGACCCATGGAGCTACTGAAGAACACCTAGGAGACGGCCTTCTCATATACACTATTATACAGTTAATGAGGTACAAAACAGTAGTGTGCTTGGGTTCAGGTGGGGGGTTTATACCCCGTATAATGACACAAGCCCGGTTGGACTTACACGATCAAAGTATATTTGAAGGAAATAAAGACTACAATTGGGGGGATATAGGGGCAACTTACCTTGTAGATGCAGCCAATGGAGTAGGAGGTACACCTGATTACTTAGAAGATGATTCTTACTTTAGATACCAGTTTAATCCAAGATTTATAAAAGATACAACAGAGAATGCGTATTACAACTTCTTTGTAAAACAGGATATTAAAATAGATTTTCTGCATATAGATGCTGGACATTCTTACGAAGATGTTAAACAGGATTTTGAATTATACTCAAAACTCCTAGCTCCAAACGGAATGATATCTATTCACGATACAGATGAAAGATTTCAAAAAGAGCTTATTATTACAGAAGATGAAAAAAAGTACTACGACCTATTCGACGGTCCACCGCGTTTTATTAAAGAAATAGGACCAGAATGGAAACAATTCAACTTCTTCAATACAGGTCAATTAGCAAATAAACCATCCTCAACAGGAATAACACTTTTACAACGTGCTTAATTTAGTTACAGTAGTTGGAGAAAATACACACATACTCCCTCATATGTTAAAACACTATGAAGACGTAGTGGATAAAGTATATGTAGTGGTATATAGACAGTCGGAAAGAGATGATATATTAGAAAAAGTAGAAGAACTAGGCATAACCCCGTACAAGGTAATAACTGAACCAAAGTACAACTGGAACAGAGTAACAGAGTTATATAATGAAGTTAAGAGAACTAAACCCAATGATTGGTGGATAGCCTCAGACGATGATGAACTACAGGTATATCCATCCCCCATTGAAGACATCATAGAGAAGTGTGAAGATAGGGGATATGACTTTGTCACAGGAGGTTTCTTAGATAGGATAGGTACTAATGGTATATTTCCTAAGGTAACGAGAGAGACAGACTTACACACTACCTTTCCACTCGCCGGATTCTTTAGGTACCCAATGTCCAAAGCCTGTCCAAATAAGGTAACTTTAATGAAAGGTCATCAAGATGTTACTTCCGGACAACATTACGCACAATTCAAAAACGGTACAAATAGTTGGGGAAAATCACACCCAAAGAGAATGCCAATAGAAGAATGTTTTACACAAGTTCACCATTTTAAGTGGGATTCAACTTGTGTTAGTAGAATAAAAAAGGTTGCAAATACAAATATGATGTATGCATATTCAAAAGAGTATGAAACTATGTACAACGCAATTAAAATGTTTGATTTTAAAATAGATATAAATAACCCTGAGTTTTTAGTTGAGAGACTCCATAATAGTTCTTATATTGACTATATGGATTATTATAAATGGAGTATACTAATAAATAAAATAGTTACAATATAAATATGAAACAAGAGATAGAAAAACTTTTATTAGAAGAAAGAAAAGTAAAAGCACTAGAGAAAATTGCAAACACTTTAGATGCACTCACACTCTGGGTAGAAGAAATTGACAAAGAAGAATGGTCAGATAGAATTCAATACTACCTAAACGAGTTTCATAGATTAGTACCGAAAGATAAAGATGCATAAATTAGGAGTAATAGTCCCCTATAGAAATAGGCCACTACAGCTCCGTATATTTACTAATAAAATTAAAAAATACCTTAGTTTAAAAGGAATTAACTACGAACTTATAGTTGTAGAGCAAACTGAAAAAAAGGATTTTAATAGAGGTAAGCTACTAAATGTAGGGTTCTTAAAAGCGGAGGAATTAGGATGTTCTTATGTTGTTTTTCACGATATAGATATGTTACCTATAGAGGTAGATTATTCGTATACTAATAAACCCACTCACCTAATTACAGACTTAGAGTTACCTGAAGGAGTATCAAGAACTATGTTTGATGAATATTTTGGAGGGGTAACAGCTTTCCCCACCCCAATATTTAGGCAAATTAACGGGTACACTAATAAATTTTTTGGATGGGGATTTGAAGACGATGACTTACTTCTAAGGTGTTTAGAAAATCATATTAAATTAGACGGTAAAAAAGTTATACAAAAAGGAAGAGAGGGGATAGGTTTAGAGTTTAACGGAAAAGATAGCTTTGTAGCAATACCTAACAAATTAAATTCATTTAAGAACTTTTCTATATTTATTTCTTTTGGATATGATAATGTAATGTCTAATGAACATATGATAACAGATGAAAACTCTATCTTCAGTATACCGGGATTTGATACAAACCTAAATATTAATTCATTCTTTGATATTACATTTCAATTTTGGAAGAAAGACTTAAGTTCAATATCACTACCTACTAAAGGACTACAAAGTGGTAGATATAATGCTGTTATAACTGTGGATAATAAAGGTCTTAATAGCAAAAACATGCCAGTAGTTAAATTTTATTTGAATGGAGAACTAGTCGGGGCTAATACATTTAATAAACTTAATACTATCCAGAAAGAAAAACTAATATACTTAGGAGTAGGTAACCCAGATAGAGGGGAGAAACAAAACTGGTTTAAAGGAACTATAGATTCCTTTGCTACATATACCGAATCATTACCAGACAAAGAAAGCAGACAGTTAAGTTCAAACTTTAAAAATAGTCTATTTAGCTTAGAGTCTGGTGATAAGCTTTCCTCTTATTATGACATGAAATTTATTGATAACAGAGAACTACTAGACCTCAAAAGTAATAACAATGGAAGAGTATTTAATTGCTCCCAAGTTACTACTCAAATTTCTTCCGACATTATTAAACCTATTCCTTTTAGAAGAGAAGGTAAATTTAAAGTACTACCTCATAATGAAAATGGGTATAAAGATGGGTATTGGGTAAACTGGACTAGTAGAAAAAACCAACTAAAGTACTTAGAAAATTACTATAACTTAAAATCAAACTATCAGATAGACGGGCTTACTACTTGTAGGTATGTTACCGTAGAGGAAATAAAGTCTGAAGAGTACTACCATTTAATAGTAAGAATATGAAACATAAATTAGGGGTATGTGTACCGTATAGAAATAGAGAAGCACATCTACATGAATTTATACCGAAAGTAGGAAAGTACTTAAAAAATCAAGGTATAGATTTTCAAATGTACTTCTGTCATCAAGTAGATGATAAACTTTTTAATAGGGGAGCTACTAAAAATATTGCAGCAAAGCATGCCATAGAAGATGGATGTGATTATGTAGTCTTCCATGACATAGATATGATACCAGAAGAAGGTACAGACTATTCATACCCAGAAGAAGGACCTAGACACATAGCTACCAAAATATCTCAAATGGGTTATGAACTTAAATACCACGAGTATTTCGGAGGAGCAGTTTTATTTACGAAAGAACATTTACAAGCTACTAATGGGTATTCAAATAACTATTGGGATTGGGGTATGGAGGATGATGATCTCTTTTGGAGATGTCATGTAGAAGGGCTAACAAACGATACGTACCTTACTAAATTAGAAAACCAGAAATATATAAAGTTTAACGGAAAAAATTCTTACGGTAAAATCCCTTTTAAAACAAAATTAAGGGATTTAACAGCTAAATCACATACAGTCTCAATACTGTGTAGATCTTATCAGCAACCAGAAAAGAACCCAATATTCCTAATAGGAGACAAAAAGACTAAATATATTGAATACCCAATCTTCAGAATACCGGGATACGATTACGGACTTTCTTTTAATAATTCGAAAGCTTTAACACTTACATACTGGAATACCTTTAATCAACATAATTACATGTGGGTAAAGCGGTACGATAAACAGTGGAGTTGGGTGACAGCTGTGTTTAATTCAAACGAACAGTTAACTCATTTATATTTAAATGGAACTGAAGTGGATTCAAAAGGAGGATATGGAAGTAGTTCTCCTTTAAGCTATAAAGGAAAGTTAAAAAAATACGGGCCTAATGATATTTATATTGGAACATCCCCTTCTCAATCAGAAACTTCAACTAGTAAATACTATAAAGGAGATATAGCAAAAATATATGCTTGGACAGCTGCCCTGAATACTTCCCAGTTAGAAAATATTCATAAGGAAATCCCACAGGAAGAATTGGTATTGGATATTGATTTTAATAACCCTAAAGATGAGATATTTTTAAATAATACAGAAGAACAGATAGAGACTTTTAACATCCCTAACTCTATACTCCCTTTTAGAAAGGAAGGAAAATTTACTTGTTTACCCCATGAAGACGAAGGAATAGTAGGGGGAGTATTTAAAAAAGGAGAAACAACCGCTGCAAATGAAAGAAGGTATGTACTTCAAATGCAACAAGGTAAGGTACAGCACAAAGAAGACGGTATTTCGACTTTAAAATATACCGTAATAGGAGAAGATAAGTTAACACCTTGGGCAAAAATGCTTAATATAAAGTTATGACAGATTTAGAAAAAGGAGGATTAGAAGAAGTTCGAGGGACTTTAAATAAGACAGGGTGTGGGTTCTGTTTAGCTAAATGGACACAGGTTACTATCCATTTACAAACAGGTATGACACATTCTTGTCACCACCCCTCTCCCCATAAAATACCTTTAAATGAGCTTAAGAGAAATCCAACGGCATTACATAATACTATACATAAAAAACGTGCTAGAAAAGAAATGCTTAAAGGGAGCAGACCTAAGGAGTGTGATTACTGTTGGAACATAGAAGATAACTCAGATCAATTCTCAGACAGGACTTTTAAATCTAATGAGGAATGGTCCAAACCCTACATGGAGGAAATAAAGGGATTAGGGTGGAGAGATGATTATAATCCTAAGTATGTTGAAGTTTCTTTTTCAAATGTATGTAATTTTAAATGTTCTTATTGCGGACCAGCTTTTTCTTCACAGTGGATGCAAGAAAGTAAGAAATTTGGACCATACCCTACTTTTGATGATTTTGGAGGCTTAAAATATTTAAAAGAACAAGGTGTAATGCCTTACAGTCATAATGAACATAACCCATATGTAGAAGCTTTTTGGAAATGGTGGCCAGATTTATATAAAGATTTACATACATTCAGAATAACAGGAGGAGAACCATTACTTTCTCAAGATACCTGGAGAATATTAGATTATATATTAAACACTGATAACCCTAATACTAACTTAAAATTAGCTATTAATACAAATTTAGGTATACCCGATGATCTTTATAATAGATTTCTTGATAAAGTAAAGCAACTAGAGAACTCAGGTCGAATAAAAGAATTTACCATATATACTTCAGCAGAATCTACAGATGGACAAGCAGATTATATAAGACATGGTCTTGATTTTACAGTTTGGAGAAATAGAATAGATGAAATACTTACTAAAACTAATAGAATTGCTATCGCTGTAATGGCTACCTATAACGCTTTATCTGTACCGAGATACATACATTTAATGGAATGGGTTTTTGCAATGAAGAAAAAACATAATAACCCACAGCGGTATTGGATATCAGCATTAACATTAGATTCAGCTTACCTTAGGTACCCTAATCACCAAACAGTTAAAATACTTCCAGATAATTTTAGAAAGTATATCATTGAATGTATTGAGTACGCAGAAAAAATGGATACTATTTACCCTAGAGAGGAGATAGAAGTATGGAAAAATTACTATACAGGATTTACGGGAGTTGAAATTGCAAAAATAAAAAGGATATTAGATTGGTTTGATAGTAAAGATTCAGAACACATAGTTAAACGTAATAGAAAGGATTTTTACAACTTTGTTAATACTCATGATAAAAGAAGAAATACTAATTTTGTTGAAACCTTTCCTGAATTTGAAGAGTTTTACTTAGAATGTGGAAAATTAAATAAAGACGATGAATAACCCGGAAAAAGTAAAAAAGACCTTAGATAAAATTTCACCGTCAATGTGTGCTGCAAAATGGTATAATGCCTCTATTTGGCTAAGCAACGGTAAAACAGCCAGCTGCCACCACCCTCTTGGGCATAAAATACCTTTGACAGAATTGAAGGACAACCCCAGTGCATTACATAATACAGAGTTTAAAAAAGAGCAAAGAAAGAAGATGCTCGAAGGAGATAGACCTGATGAATGTTCTTATTGCTGGAGAGTAGAAGATGCCGGAGATACACATAGTGATAGAGTTTACCAATCATCACGTTATTCTGATAAAGATATCAAAAAACTATCAGAACTACCTTATGACGCTAACATAGCACCCAAAACTTTAGAGATTACTTTTGATAACCTTTGTAACCTAGCCTGTAGTTACTGTAATTCAGAATTTAGTTCTACTTGGTCTAAGAATATACAGAAACACGGCCCATATAAGAATATGAGAACAGAAGGTGGGTTTACATATGAACATACTTCTGATTTTACACTACCCAATGGACATAAAAATATAGGCAATACCTATGTAGAGAAGTTTATGGAATGGTTTCAAGAAATTAGAGGAGAATTACAAGAACTTAGAGTATCCGGTGGAGAACCGTCTAGAAGTCCTCACTTTTGGAAATTTCTTAATGAATGTAATAACGATACATTTAATTTTGCTGTTAATAGCAATCTAATAATGCCTGAACATAGACTAACTACATTAATTGATGCAGCAGATAAATTCAAAAGTATGGATATGTACACCAGTGCAGAAAGTTACGGGTTACTAGGTGAATTTGTTAGAGACGGATTCTCTTGGGATGAATGGGTACAGAACTGTGATAAGTGTTATGACTCGAAAAAATTACGTACAACTAATGTTATGATGACAATAAGTGCTCTTAGTGTATGGACAGTAAAAGACTTCTTAAAGTTTATAGTTAACAAAAGAAAGAGTTATAATGATATTAACTACTTTATGATGTCAGTGAACATACTAAGGTTTCCTTCATTTCAGAGTGTTAATATTATAGAACAGTCATACAAAGAAAAAATAGCATTAGAATTAGAAAATGAACTTGATCTAAGTATAGATTGGATGCAACAGTTTGAAATAGATCAATATAAAAGGTTAATAATTTACTTAAGAAAAGTAGATAGAGGTTACGAGGATAAAGATGAATCTATAAATAAAAGAAAAGATTTTAAAAACTTTGTTAATCAATATGAACTTAGAAGGAAAAAACCTACCTTGAAGTACTTCACTAAGGAATTATTAAACTGGTATAAAGAAGAGATAAATGTCTGAACCTGGAGATAAAATAAGTAAGTCATTCTGCATACTACCTTGGATTCATCTATATGTTGGACCTAATGGAAATACATACCCATGTTGTATAGTAGACTGGAGAGAAAATATAGGTAATGTTAAAGACAGTACTTTGAAAGAAATCTGGAATAATAATTCTATGAAAGGCATTAGGAAAGAAATGATTGAAGGTACTCAACCTAATCTCTGTAGAAAATGTTATCAACAAGAAACACACGGTCTGGCTTCACCTAGAGTCACTGCAAATAGAAATTTTAGAGAGCATATAGATAGAGTTAAAAATACAACTACTGCAGAAGGGGAAAATAAGGAGTTTAAACTCATATATTGGGATTTTAGATTTTCTAATCTATGTAATTTTAAATGTAGAACCTGTAGTGCTGGATTAAGTTCTAAATGGTATGAGGATGAAATAAAATTATACGGTGGCTCTACAGTCGATAGAGCTCATATTAATGTAAACGATTATTCAAAAGAAAATATACAAGAATATGTTGATGAGTTCATAGGAGAAGTAGAAGAAATTTATTTTGCAGGAGGAGAGCCTCTTATTATGGACGAACATTACTTAGTACTTCAAAAATTAATTGATACGGGTAATACAGATGTAAAACTAAGGTATAATACTAATTTATCACGTTTATCTTTTAAAAATTGGAATGTGTTAGAGTTATGGAAAAACTTTACTAAACATAAACCAGAAAATGTAGACATATATGCTTCTTTAGACGGTATTGGTAATGTAGCAGAATTTTCTAGAAGTGGAACTAATTGGGCTAAGATTGAAGATAATATTAAAATATGTTTGAATAGTAATATAAGATTCAACATAAGCTGTACAGTTAGTATATTAAATATACTAAACATACCGGCCTTTGTAGATAGGTTAGTAGAACTAGGTGTTAATTTTTACCATATAGGACTTTATAATATACTTACATACCCACACCATTACCATATCAATATATTACCAGAAAAACTTAAACACCTTGTAGTAAAAAAGTTAGATGAACATTTAGAGAGTATGTCTGAAGATATGAAAAATGATTTTATACCAAAATATAAGAGTATTACCAACTATTTATATTCAAAACCGGCAGAAAGTATTGAGACAAGTCATAAGTTATTAAAGACATATACCCTAAGGTTAGATAAAATAAGAAAAGAATCATTCGTAGGAACCTACCCAGAGTATAAAAATTGGATAGAAAGTATATAATATGCACAATATAACATTTGGGTACGATAGTTTACTCCTGACATACACTAACAGTAGAAAATATGGGGATGTAACACAAAAGGTGTTTACCTTACCTGGGTATAATCAAGGTAACTACATACACGAATGGGAAAAACATGCCGGAAATAAGCAAATTTTCAGCAAATCTAAAAATCAAATCGAAAAGGACTTTAATATAATATTTCCAGTTCATGTAGAAGAAGAACAGACAATTTTTCAACAACAATATTTAGAAAATACGTGTAACTTTTGCTCTACAGATATTGCAATTCTGAGACGTATGCAAGGAGTAAATCTCATAGAAGATACAGTGGATAACCTATTAAGTCAAGATAAGAGATTTATATACCCATACAGTGTTATTAACGAAATTTTTTTTACAGTAGATATTCCGTTACCTCCTAAAAGGGTAATTGAAGCAGTTAAACGAGGAAAAGCTACTATTGTTTTTTTTTACGGTGCAGAAGGGCATACATATAGTATAAAGAAACTTGAAAAATTAATGGAATTTACAAATAGAGTAGGAGTGGAAGTACATTACTACCATTCAAACTTGAAACTACCTGAAGCGTATGAGGCATGGAAAAAAATAATTCCTAATCAAATTGCACCTAAATTGAAAATACATAGATTTTCTGCTTTTGAACTAGATCCTTGGTGTATACAATTAGATAGGACTAACAAAAACCAAATGTTTTCTATACAACAAAACTATTTTAATTTAGTAAACGAGCATAAAATTACTAAAAGTATTATTAATAAAGACAACCTTAAAAAGTTTCTCATATTTAACAGAAGACCCAGACTCTACAGACAACTTATTCATGCGGCTGTAATGAGTGATGATACGTTAAAAAGTAATACATATACTGGAATAGAAAGTAATCCTTATATCGATGAAAGTATAAGTATGCTTGAGGCAAGAGCTACTCGCCTACACAGAGGAGATAGAATCTTAAACTATGTTCAAAAAAACAAAGAACGTTATAAAGATGAAGGGTATAAATTAGATGTTGATTTAAATGAAAATCAAGCCTTCAATTATCCATTGAGTTTCTACTATAATACAATTATAAGCGTTGTAACAGAAACTGAAACTCACCACGACTGTGTTTTTTTTACAGAAAAAATATTTAAAGCTATACTAGGACTTCATCCATTTATATTGATTTCTAGCCCGTTCTTTTTACAGACCTTAAGAGATGAAGGTTATAGAACTTTTGATAAATTTTGGGATGAATCTTATGATTCAATTAAAGATCCCGATTTAAGATTCAACGCAGTACTAAAGTTAATTGAAGATTTAAATAGAAAATCTTCTTCTGAACTTACTGATATGTACTTTAATATGCAGGAAGTACTCCACCATAATTATGTGAACTTTCTATCTAATACAAGAGGTAATTACTACCTTAGTAGTCTAGAAAAGTTAAGTAGTGATAACCCTAATGACATGGAAGAAAAACAGGCAATCCTAATTAACAAGACACTAATATGAACAGTAAATTAGTTACAATAGGATGTTCCTATACCCAGTACTTCTGGCCTACCTGGGCAACATACCTAGGATTATTCTACGACAATTATTATAACTATGGCCTATGTGGAGCAGGTAATACTTATATATTTACGGTACTGTCAAATAAAATAGCATCAGGTAATATTAAACAGGGAGACACTGTTGTAATTCAATGGAGCAGCTTAATGAGGGAGGATAGAATACTTACTAACAATACACAGTATATAGCCCCAGGTAATATTAAAAACCAACATATATACAGCAAAGAATATGTAGATACATACTTTAACCCTATTCAAAAAGTTTACGAACTTATAAGCTACATTACTGCTGTAAGATCGTTAGCAAAAGACTATAAATTTACACTTAAAATGTTTTATATGCTCCCTCCATGGTTTAGCGATTTTCTTGGAGAACCCACCCATTCTGATATTGGTAAGAACTTAGCAGATTTAGAGTATATTGAAAGTAATAACTTATTAGAGGGATTAAAAATAGATTATAAAACTAAGGAAGAGTACCTACCTATAAGTTTAGAAGAATCTAGATCTATAACTAAACCATCTTTTGGTTGGCAAAATTATGACGGAATACTAGTTAAAGATCCTCACCCTTCCCCTTATGAGCACTTACAGTATGTAATAAAATTTTTACTCCCCTCCCTTAATGTCCCAAGACAAGTAAACATAGAAGTACTTTTAAGAGAAGCGTATGAACGCTCCGCTATTATGGAAGATCAACGTAAGTATACTCTTAACCCTGAACACCAACTTAATCGGAATTTCCCTATTAATAAAAATGTGTACAGTAAGTTAAATTTTGAGTTTGATATACCTACATCCGAGCTAAAAAGCAAGATAAAAGGTACAGAAACAGGTATTTATAATTATAAAAATGAGTTACTATGAAAATAGGTTTTATAGGAGTTGGAAAACTCGGAAAAGACGCTGCCGAAGTAATGGCAGAAAAACACAATGTAATAGGTTACGATATTAATCCCATACAGCCTGAAAATTTTAAAATGGTTCCGACCATTAAGGATGCTTGTGAAGACAGAGAACTCATCTTTGTAGCTGTACCAACACCTCATAACCCGGCTTACGATGGCCGATACCCAACAGCACATTTACCTAATAAGGATTTTAACTACCAGATTGTTAAGGACGTACTAACTGAAGTAAATAAACATGTCACTAAAGAACAACTAGTAATTTTAATTTCAACAGTATTACCAGGGACTATTAGAAGAGAGTTTATAGACCTTATACCAAACGGTAGGTTTATATACAACCCATATTTAATAGCTATGGGGACAGTAAAATGGGATATGATTAATCCTGAGATGGTTATTATCGGTACTAAAGACGGTTCTATGACCGGTGATGCTAAGATACTACTTGACTTTTATTATACGTTTATCACAGAAGGTACACGATATGAAGTAGGAACTTGGGATGAAGCAGAAGCAATAAAAATATTTTATAATACATTTATATCTACTAAAGTAGCTCTTGTTAATATGATTCAAGATGTTGCAGAAAAAGGAGGTAATATAAATGTAGATATAGTAACCGGAGCACTAGAAAGATCTACCCACCGAATAATTGGGAAAGCCTACATGACAGCAGGGATGGGGGACGGAGGGGGATGTCACCCAAGAGATAATATTGCTTTACGTTATATGGCAGAAGAATTAGATTTAGGTTACGATTTATTTGATGCTATTATGAATGCTAGAGAGAAACAGGCTAGGAACCTAGCTAATACTTTAGTTAAGCACGCAAAAGAAAATTTACTGCCTATCGTCATACTGGGGGAATCTTATAAACCGGATGTTAAGTTTAAAGACGGTTCAACTACTATATTAACAGGTCACTTTTGTGAAAAACAAGGTTACATCCCTCAATTTGATATTCAAACAGAAAAACCTGCCGTATTCCTATTAGGGCATATGGGAAAATTTCACGATTACAACTACCCAAAAGGTTCTATCATCGTAGATCCATGGAGAGCATATACATCCGACATTAATAAAGTAATACATTACGGTAATACACGTATAAATAAATAAAAGTTATGGCAAAAACAGTAAAATTAACACAGGAACACCTAGAACTCTTAAATGAACTCCAACAGAGGCAAGCACTCTTAAAAGAGGAGTTAGCTGCTATAGGACAAATTAAGCTCAATATTAAACTAAGAGAAACCCAAATAGAAGTATTCTACTCAGAAAATATTAATAAAGAAAAAGAGATAGCCAAAGTACTGGAACAGACTTACGGTAGAGGAAATGTTAATATAGATACAGGTGAGTTTACTCCTCTTCAGTAAAGATGTTTAATAAGTTTTAGTCTATTTATATATGTAGTTGAAACCCGTTTAATTTAAACTTGGTTTCGATTTTCTACTTATATTTATAATAGACACAAAAACAAACTTAACCTAACATGGCAGAATCAATAATCTCCCCAGGTGTATTCCAAAGAGAAAATGATATTTCATTTATCCAACCAGCTTCAATAGAAGCCGGAGCAGTAATCCTTGGCCCTACAGTAAAAGGACCGGTAGAAGTACCCACTATTGTTACATCTTATAATGACTTTACAAGAAAGTTTGGAGTAACATTCGAATTAGGATCCTCTAAAGAAGAGTTCTTAACCTCATTAGCTGTTAAAAGCTACTTTGAACAAGGGGGGAATACCTGTCTTGTAACAAGAGTAGTATCAATAGCTACAAACTGGACTAATGCATCATCTACATTTATCTCTTCCACAGCAGGAACAGAACCTTTCACTTTAGGTACTTTAGGTAAAGGTGCAATTTATAATGCTTCATCTGCTTCTTTACAAGCGGGCGATGAACTTGCAGACGGATCATTAACGTCAGGTTCAGCAGATAACCTAAGATGGGAAATCTCAAACGTAGAACCAACACAGGGAACATTCACACTATCTGTTCGTAGAGGAGATGATAATACAAACAGTAAAATAGTATTAGAGACATTCAACAACTTATCTTTAGATGCTAATTCAACTAACTACATCGAGAAAGTAATTGGTAACCAATCTTCTGCAATAACAGCAGACGGAACAGGTATACTTCAAGTAGGAGAATATATTAATCAATCCAACTTCATAAGAGTAGCTTCTGTACCGCACAAGATACTTAATTACTTAGCAAATGACGGAGTAACTTATACACCTGAAAATGCAGCTAAACTACCATCAGCAGGAAAAGGAGCATTCTACGGCGGAGTTGGAGAGATTTCAACCACAGCTAACTTATACGGTAACATTAGTAATGTAAACACACAAGGTCTTGCAGCCACGGACTATACTAAAGTTATCACATTATTAAGTAATGCCGATGATTATCAATTTAATATTATTTCAGCACCAGGATTAATTAAAAACCTTCATTCTACACAGATAGATAGTATCTTATCTCTAGCAGAGAATAGAGGAGATGCAATCGCAGTAGTAGACACAGTAGAATACGGTTCTACAGTGGGAGCAGCTAAAACACAAGCAACAGGAATGAATAGTTCCTATGGGGCTACTTACTGGCCTTGGTTACAAGTTCAATCTGCTACAGGCAAAAATGTATGGGTACCAGCTTCAGTTGTTATTCCAGGAATTTATGCTTTTACTGACGGAGCTTCAGCACCATGGTTCGCACCAGCTGGATTAGTTAGAGGAGGATTAGTTGGGGTGATACAAGCAGAGAGAAAATTAACTAGAACAGATAGAGATACTCTATATAACGGTAAGGTTAATCCAATCGCTACTTTCCCTGGAACAGGTTTAGCAGTATTTGGACAAAAAACATTACAAACTAAAGCTTCTGCTTTAGATAGAGTGAACGTTAGGAGATTATTAATTGATCTTAAGAAGTTTATCGGAGGAGTTTCTCAAGGACTAGTATTTGAACAAAATACAATCACTACAAGAAATAAATTCTTATCTACAGTTAACCCTTACTTAGAATCAGTAACACAGAGACAAGGTCTTTATGCATACAGAGTAGTAATGGATGATACTAATAACACTGCTGATGTAATTGATAGAAACCAATTGGTTGGACAAATATTTATTCAACCAGCTAAGACAGCAGAATTTATAGTACTAGATTTCGTAGTAGAACCATCAGGAGCTACTTTCGGAGCATAATTAAAATTTAAGATATTTATAATAAAGCAAATACAACATGGCAGTATTAGATCCCAATGAGATAATGTTTAGAGCTTTCGAGCCTAAAGTACAAAACAGATTTGTAATGTACATGGACGGAATACCTTCTTTCTTAGTAAAGAATGTGAAAGCACCATCATTTACAGATAACGTGATTAAACTTGATCATATTAACTCTTACCGAAAAATTAGAGGAAAGAGAGAATGGCAAGATATGTCAATGACTCTTTACGACCCAATCACTCCATCAGGAGCACAGTCGGTAATGGAATGGGCACGTCTATCTTACGAATCAGTAACAGGTAGAGCTGGATATTCAGACTTTTACAAAAAAGACCTTACCCTTAACATCTTAGGACCAGTAGGGGATATAGTAGGAGAATGGATTATTAAAGGAGCATTCTTACAAACAGGAGATTTCGGTCAATATGATTGGACTTCAGATGCAGTGGTAGATTTAGCAATTACTGTATCAATGGATTATTGTATCCTAAATTATTAATGTTGTGTTAAAATACTAAAGAACGTATATTAAACTACTACTTTTATAAAATAGTGCCTATTTAGATTAAATTAGATAGGCATTTTTTTATGGAATATATTTAACTAAAAGCTGTAAAATAGAGTAACTAATTGTTGTTTTAGAAATATATTCTTCGTATATTTATATATAGACAAGTTATAACTAATAAAATTTATGGAATCAAAATTTAATTTACCTACCGAAACGGTAGATTTGCCTTCAAAAGGGTTACTTTACCCCGAAGGATCACCACTAGCTACCGGTAAGATTGAAATGAAGTATATGACCGCTAGGGAAGAAGATATACTAACCAACGGTAATTACATAACAAATGGTACAGTAATAGATAAACTATTACAGTCCCTTATCGTAACAGAAGGGATTGTTTATGGAGATTTACTAACTGGTGATAAAAATGCTATAATGATAGCAGCACGTATACTTGCGTATGGAAAAGAGTATACCACCACAGTGAAAGGAAAACAGGAAACTATTGATTTATCCCAGATAAAAGAAAAAGAAATTAATCAGGACTTGTATAAGGAAAGAAAGAATGAATTCTTATTTCAATTACCAAACACAGATAATGTTGTAACATTTAAACTTTTAACTCATTCGGATGAAGCATCTATAGAAAGAGAAATGAAAGGTCTGAAAAAAATTAATAAAGATAGTTCGACTACAAGCACCACCCGACTAAAGCATATAATTTTATCAGTAAACGGAAGTACAGAGAAAAAAGACATTAGAGACTTTGTAGATAACGGACTATTAGCCCTTGATGCTAGAGCCCTTAGAGATGAATACTCTAGAATAAACCCAGACATAGACTTAATAGTTTATGTAGACGGCGTTGAGGAGGGCGTCGATCTTCCGATTACTCTAAACTTTTTTTGGCCTGACGCAAAACTATAGAACATCGTTCTATTCTCAAATACATGATATAGTCTTCCATGGTAATGGAGGGTATTCTTGGGCAGATGTATACAACATGCCAATATGGTTAAGAAAGTTTACATTTAATAAATTAAAAGAATGGTACGATAAACAGAATGAAGATACACAGCCACCAACTAAACCATCGACAGCTATCGCACGACCTAATATAAAACCAGCATACAGCACAAAGGCTTCTAAATAATAGAGGCCTTTACTATTTATAATAAATAACTTTTAAGTGGATAAGGAATTAGCAAAAATAGTAGAGCAACTTAAAAAATTAGGTACATCTACCAAAGAAATACAAGTAATGGTTGCTGCTTTTGAAGCCGTAAAAAATAATGTAACAGCAGCACAGGTCCAATTAGGACTTATGGCTTTAAAAGTTACAGAATTATCTAATATTGCTGCTTTTTCAAATGAAACCTTTGCAGACCTTTCTATTATTCTACAAGCAAATTTAGCGGAACTTTCCAAAACAGAATCCTTTACCAATAAAGCCCTTAAAAGTAGAAAAGCATTTAGAAATATAACACAGGAATTACTAAACGATGAAAATGGGTTAGTAAATCTTTCAGAGAAACAACTAATAAAACACCTAGCCTCTCTTGGAATTCAAAAAGATATACTTAAGACAAATATAGAATCACTTAAAAATGATTATAAGCTAGCTGGCTTGGAGGATGCAGCTTATAAAACTAAACTAGAGAAATTAAAAAGAAGTAAGGCTATAACGAAGGAGCAATACGAGCTTTTAAAATACTCGACTGAAGGGTTAGCGACAGAAGAAGCAATAATAATCAAAACAAAGGAACGCTTATCTCTTCAGAAAGATATAAATAAAGCTACAGCTGAATTTGCCGCAATGGCAGATATAATAGGAGCAATACCAGGTCTTAGAAAACTAGCCCCCGCATTTAAAGAAGCAGAAGAAGCTGCAGCAGCCGCATATAATGAGACAAAGGATTTAGCTGAAGCAACCAAAGCAGGGATGAACTCCATCGTTGGGGGTATAAAACAAATGTTTACAAGTACAATGTTTCAGCTTGCACTTTTAGCCACCGCTTTTAAAGGTATATTAGATTTAGCATTTAAAGTAGATACACAGATAACAGAAATTTCCAAATCTCAAGGGAAATCCTATAAAGAGGCTGCAGCATTTAGAGAAGAACTCTCGGACGCAGCTAGAAGAAGCGGGAGAATACTAGAGACCACACAAAGCCTTGTAGACGCACAAACAGCACTTTCTAAACAAGCAGGAGTAACAACAGGATTTAAAACATCAGAACTACAGGCACAGGTAAAATTAACCAAATATGTAGGAATTGCTGCAGAAGCCGGAGCAAAACTTGGAACATTAGCCAGAGTATCAAAAATTTCAATGGATGACACCCTAAAGGGTGTTATTAAGCAGACACAAGCTTTAAAGTTTCAAAACGGTGTATCATTAGATAATAGGGAAATACTCGAAGAAGTAGCAAATACATCCGGAAGATTAGCTGCTAACTATAAAAATAACCCTGTATTAATAGGAGCAGCGGTAGTACAAGCTAGACGATTAGGTTT